AATGAAGGAAAATCCGATCTACTTCGGGGCTGGACTTGCTATATTCGCAGGATTGACAAAAGAAGTAATCTGGGATAAGAAGATGGGTAAAGGCACACCGAGTCAGATGGACTTTCTATTTACCGCAATTGGGGCTATTTTAGGAGGTGGATTATTCCAATTTGTTGTATATACTTTTATAATATAATTTTATTACCTTTAACATAATTAAAATAACATCATGACAGAAAAGAAAGAAAAGTTTAAGAAATTGAAGGACTATGAGATGCTGAAAGTGAAGTCCACCGGAAAGAAGGGCGATCCGGTTGCTTCAAGTTATTACGATGATGATGATAACCCAGGGCCAGAAGGACCGGATATCAAGTAATGAAATTAGCAAAAGCAATATCATCAATTTTAGCAGTGTCAACATTTGTGTACTATCAGCATGTCTTTGTCACTACCGGAGTTAAGCCAAATGAATTATTTTTAGTTGGATCTGGCTTATCAATAGCTGCTTTTGCATTTCTTTCAATAAACTGGAAAGACCATATTTCCATAATTTCGCTTCAATTATTGTGTAGTTCTTTTTTTCTTGCAGTTACATTTATCTATATCAGGAGATGGATTGTAGAGGGGAATGGATCTACCAATTATTACACAGCGCTTTCCTTTTGTGTAATATTTACTTTTATTTATCTGGTATATCCATTTGTATGGAAATACGTAAAACAATTATATTATTATGCTTCTAGACGCAAACAATCCCCTGATGAACGTAAGTAATATTGACTTACTTGACTTATTACTTGCATGTGCAATGATATTTAGCAGTGTTTATTTTAGCAATAAATTGTTAAAACGAGATATAAGGAAGGAGAACAAGATGGAGCTTGATAAAAAAGCAGATAAGGAGCGTGTAGAGTTCTTGCATGAGGAGCATGAGAAAGATATATCTGAAATTCGTAACAGCATCGAAAAGAACAGCAATCAGCATGGAATCCTTTTTAAAGAAATAAATGCAGCCAATAAAGGAATTGCTAGAATCGAGGGGTATTTGAAAGCTAAAGAAGAAAGTAAATAATGGACGACTTACTTGTATTCGCGAAAACCCAACTCGGAGTTAAAGAGATTGCCGGAGAAAGCGATAATCAAACTATTCTTAATTATGCTAAAGAATCTGGTTTTAAATGGGTGAATGATGACGAAACTCCATGGTGTTCGATCTTTGTAAATTGGGCTTGCAGGAAAATGTCATACGAGCGCACTAAGAAAGCCAATGCTCGTTCGTGGATGGAAATAGGTTTACCAATACAAAAGCCTGTGTATGGCTGTATATGTGTGTTCAGAAGGGGTAATTCAGAATGGGAAGGACACGTTGGTTTGTTTGATGGTGAAGATGATACTCACATCTACCTTTTAGGAGGCAATCAGAGTAATTCAGTAAGCATAGCAAAACAATCCAAAACAAAACTACTCGGATACCGTATATTGAATAAAATTAAAACTGAAGGTCATGTATGATTATAATGTTACAATGGATCAAGTTGTCTGTATATCTTGCGGAGTTATTATTTTAATAGCTATCGGATTCATAGCTTGCTGGCATCTTGAAAGAAAGGATTTAAAACTTAAAAAAGAGAAATAATGAGTTTATTAAGTGGTTTATTTAAAAAAGGTGGAGCAGTAGACAAGGCTATTAATATAGTGGACAAGGCTGTGCCGGACAAAGACAAAGCGAACGAGCTTAAAATGAAACTAATTGAACTAATGGCATCGCAGCAAAGCCCTATAACAAGGTATGTAAGGGCAATTATAGCTATTATGTTTATGGTAGTTTGGTTATTCTTCCCTGACAATATGGAGGGGCGTGACGAAATGACAAAGTATATCATTTACGCAATCTTTGGTTTCTACTTCCTTGCCGATTTTACTATTGATAAATGGAAAGGTAAGTAACATCCAAAAATAAAAGTAAGCCGGAGCAATGTTCCGGCTTTATTCATACTAATAATAGAAAATGCGAACTAACAAGCATATTCGTGATTTACATTTCCAGAACCTTTTACACACATCCTTTTAACATGTTCTTCTTCTTTGAAATTAGTCCATAATGGATCTTGTTTCTCTCCAGTTAGTTTTTGAAGTTTTCTAATTTTCTTTCTGTTTTCAATTAACTTATAACAAGTGCTACATGTAGCCATGTTTCGAGTTCTATTGATTTGAAAGAAGTAAAATGGTTTTCTATGCTCGTCATCCATAGCATCGCAGAACCAAAATGTATGGCCTTGGTCTATTAGAGAATCTTGATATTCACGTAAGGTTTCAATATGGTCTTTTGTAGCTTTTATAAATATTTTATCCATGATTTTAAAGGTTTCAGATGTTTTTAACATGACTTATTCATTTTATAATCTTATCGCCTTCACAGGACTTTCAGTTTCTAATATATCGGAATCAATTATCTTTATGTAGTTGGCAGTTGTATTAATGTTCTTATGCCCTGCTATCTTCTGCACACGCCTTAAATCAACACCATTCTTTATAAGCTGAGTCAAACATGAGTGTCTTAAACTGTGGCTTGATATACGCTTATTTATCCCTGCCTTTTTTGCACTCGATTTTACGATATTTTGAATACTTGTTACCGAATAATGATTACCAGTCGCCCCCTCAAATAAATACGAACTAACCCTATATACTTTCCAATATTCACGGATCAAAGACAAAAGAGAATCATCCAACATAACAATCCTGTCAATCTTACCTTTCGAATTACGGATGTTTATTTTTGAATTTTTACTATCAATATCGTTAATCTTAACATTAATTGCCTCTGAAACTCTTAACGCACAAGCATACATTAACGCAATAACTGTTCGATGTTTTAGGTTTATCGTAACATCCATCATCGTTTGCATTTCTTCAGTTGATAAAATGTCCGGCTGTTTTTGTTCTATCTTTGGCCTTGGAAGAATATCGTGATCGAACTTCCTTCCCTTAACTTCTCGGTAGTACGCCTTGAAAGAGTTGATTATTGACATTTGCGAGGAACTGCTTATGTTTCTTCTTTTACGACTGACAATATACTTTCTTAAATCTGTCTCATCAATATCATCATAGTGCTTATTTAGTCGCAATGCAACGACCTTTATAACTCCTATGTAAGAACTGATAGTCTTATCACTTAGATTTTTAAGTAATAGTTTTTCTTCGAATAATTCAATCTTTTCGCTCATGAAACAAATGTACGAATATAAATTTATATACACAACATTGGGCTATACATTAGTTACCGTGCATTTTGCGCCTTTAAGTATTGGCACTTTTCTGGATTCGGATTAACTGAGCAAAAACCACCTATGCAATCTTTTTCATACAAGTCGCAAAACGTACCCTTCGGCACGGTAACAAAGTGCATAGAAAATAATTTTACTAACTCCCCTACTTTAGGTGAATCAATATCATCATAAACTTTTGTCTCATCCCAATCTTTACGTATTTGCTCAATTGTATTTTCTTTGAAATACTTTTTTAAATTATCTAATATTGTCATTATTTCTTAGTTTTTAATTCGTAAAATAAAATTCCATGCACAGAACGTTAGCGGTTATGTGCCAAAATCTTCATACCATTCTTTAAAGTCTTCAATATGCATTGTTTGGCAGTTGTCATAAACATCTTCTGCTTTTGGCAAACAACCGCTAACAACGTTTTTATGTAAGCTGTTTTCGCTCGTAGTCTCAGAACTTCCAACCGCACAAATCGGTGGTTTTACTTTCGTAATCATTATTTTTGCCATAGCACGTCCAATATCTTCATAAGTCCATTTGTTTTTCAAATAAACTTCTCTATGTTTTTCGTACTCTTTTATACTTTCCTGTATAATTTCTTGTACGTATAATTTTTGTTTCGCTTTTTCAAGTTTATCCTTTGCAAACTTGATAATTTCTTTATTTTCTTTGTCCATCGCTAGTAAATTTAAAGTTATTATCTCGTATCTAATTTCTCGGTTACCGTAGGGCGGTCAACACATAGCAGCAACGTTGTAAACAAACTAACTCGCTAAGAAGCTCGTTTATTTCTACATGTTGCTATTTAAATTTTCAAGATCTTGGATAAAGCCCGAAAGAATGAACAGCTGGCCGCGTATCGCCTCTCTGTTTATTGGGTTCGATACTTGTTTCTTCAGATCCTCTAAATGGATTCTTTCTTTCTCGTATTTTTCAATCAACTTTTCAATTTTATTCATGTTCTATGCTTTAAGTTAAAAATTTAAACAGATTCCAACATTCCCGAAATACCGTTTGTTTACAACGGCCTCGATAACCTTAACCCTACTAACTACCTGACCGCGAGTTAGTCAGTTGACAACAAACGATAAACGGAACTTGATCGGCAGTGGTTAAGTGCCGGGTTAACCTTTAGAATTGTTCCCAGCCTTTTCTAAAATAGAAATAGTGTAAGTGACAGCATCGATACTCATAGCGATCGGTAGTGCTTTCATATACTCACTTTCTTTGTTTAAAGTATCCAAATCTTCTTCTAATTTAATTAACACTTTTCTTAATTCTTCAATTGCTTTTTTCATACCTATTTCTTTTTTATAAAATTCTTTCTCAATCCAGAAACTCCGTTTACACGACCATTATAGTTCAGTTTGCTTTTATATTCTTGCCACATATCGGACAGTAATTGTCATCATTGCATTTCACCCTTTCATCATGTATCCAGTCATCGCAAACCGAAACAATAACACAAGGTATATTTAATGCTTTAGGCTTTAGCACTTTAATTAATTCCGTTAATTCGTCCTGCTTTCTTTTAAGAGCATCTTCATACTTTTTAATCTCTTTCCAAATATCATCAACATCTTTTTGTGTTTTCATTTTGTGGTTTAATAATCGAACTAAACTTAGACAGAACGTTAGCGGTCATTGCCTAAATTATGGCTATGTTCGCTGCAACTATTATACTGTCTGATAAATTCTGCAAAATCTTTTTCTTTTACCTCTATTGATAAGTGTCCCCAATTGTGCATCCAATGTAAGAAGTTCAGTGCATTTTCGGTAGTCAACGAACCGCTAACATTTTGTAAATGCAAACCGCTTTTCTCGTGGGTAGTTTCGCCATCGCTCAATTTTGCGTATAGATAATGATAAGCCAAACTGTGTTTACCGTATGGCATATACAGTACATCTTTACCATCATCATCACATATACATATTTGGTTATTTTCAACCTGCCTAATTTTAATTTTTATTTCCTTTATTTCCATCGCGCGTAAATTTATAATTTTGTAACTCGTTTGTAGTTCGGTTATCGCAGGGCGGTCAACACATAGCCGCAACGTTTAATGCAATTCGGCATCTATCTTGTGGTCACATGCAGTGCATATAATGTCAGTTATTAGGTATCCACAAATTCCGCACTTGCAAGCCGAAACGCTAACAGAGTCTAAATTGAACTTTAAAACTTGTTCAGCTAATTCATCTACTTTCTGTTGAAGTGCATCAAAATCTTCAGAGGTACTACCAGTATCGAAATACTTGTTTCCTACTTTCCCATATAATTTTCCGTGATATTCCATGTGTATATTTTTAATTACGTTTTAAAACTCAACTTCGCCGGAACGTTATGGCTTACCCTCTCCGTGTCTAACTATCTGTGTTTCGTCAATTTCTATCCAGTAGCAATCATTAAGTTCGTCATCCCATTTGTTATCAAACCATTCAGCAATAGACCATGCAAAATCTTTCATTACCCAGTAATAACCATTTTCTCTTTCCTTCGCTTTTGTATCCATAATTTATCGGTATTTAAAAGTTTCCACTAAATTTCAAGGGCGGTCAACACATAGCATGAACGTTCAGTTCAATTACCTCACTACCTAAAGCTAGTTCCTTTTAATTCTATAAAGTTAAACATCTCAGCCATCCGATCTTTTATTATCGGCTCGATATTCAAATCTTCAGGAGAGAAGTTTGACGTAACGTGTGTTAATTTACCTCTCTGAAATAATTCATACCGAATCATAAACAGGGAATGAATAATAGAATCTGCCTTGGTGCCATAAATTTTCTCATCCATTTCCTTTCCAAATTCGTCGATGCATAGTCCATACGGATCTCCATTTATATTATATCCATACTTCATCACATTCCCATCTTGTTTGTAACTTTCAATTATTTGCTCCAGGGAAACACATAAATAGCCATTCGAATTAAACGGGAAATAAGTTACAAGGAATTTTCTTATTGAAGCCATTAGAGCCGTTTTACCGCATCCAAACGTTCCGTATAGATAAATACCCTTGTTTAAGTCCAACCCTTCATTGCCTGTAAAGTGACGTAGCATAGCAGTTAATTTAGGTGCATTCTCTTTCCTTACAATAAACTCTTTGCCGATATATTCAGAAGCAACCTTTATAAATTGTTTTTTTATCACTACTTCATTTTCGTCAAAATCAATTAACTTACTAAATCGCGTCGAGTGTTTTAAATCTTGTGTTATCGAATCCCTCGTCTTTCCTTCTAGTATCTTGCTGATGTGATCCATTTTCTCTTGGTTTATAAACTTTATTCATGTCAATCGCCTTTGTTAAGGTGGATTTCCAATCGATTTCTTTTGATTTTGATTTTTTCTTATGTTTCCAGCCAGCTTCGGTTCCCCAAAAATTAGTAATTGCTTTTTCTACTGAAAGGAGTATATCGAGATTTGGGTTGAATTTTTCCTGAGTGGAGATCCATTCTTGATTTTTATTTAATTCTAAATGAACTTTAGATAATTCTTTCAAATATATTCCGAAACTACCCCTCCATGTATTATCCTTATCTTTATCCTTATCTTTATCCTTATCTTTATAGCTAGAGCTTTGCTGTGGCATTGCTTTAGCATTGCTAGACTTTTGCTTGCCACCCTTAGAACCTGCTTTCTGTCTACGTTTGCGCTGTTCTGAAAGTACGTCAAATTGCTCATTTAGAAATTCTATTGATAAAAAGTCAGTGTTTTCATCGTGCTTAATTATTTCCAAATTAATCAGTGATTCAATCAAAGCTATGGCATCGTTAAAGCGTTTCTTTAGCAATGCTAGAGTAATGCTACAATCCTTAAACCAATAGTATGCACATATATCCGAAAATACTCCCTTTGTTTTATAGTCCTCTAAACTTATGTCTCCATTAAGCCATTCTGAGGCTGTAAATCTGAAATATGGTAATTCCTTTGCCATTGTTAAATTTTAACATTATTAATCAAAAAAATTACAGATGAATTAACTCTGCACCTTTCGCTACTACTACAGCCAATTCTCCACGATTAATCATTCGTTGGACTTGAACGGGATTAGTTGCATTATCCTTAGCATACTGGCTCTTTGAAATCAGCTTCTTTGGGTCAATATCTTTAGTTTTTATCTTCTTCATAGTTAATATTTAACGTTTTAAAAGTAAAGAAAACCGGACTTCTCCGGTAATTCTTTTGCAATGTATTGAATTTTATTTAACCTACCAAATTAGAAAATCCAGGATCTCTAAATTGTGACCTTTTATACTTATTATTCCAATCAATTATATTCATCTTAAAATCACAGAGACCGTGAAAGCAGATTACATCTGATTTTCCTTTGTAAATATTCTTGGAAAGGAATAAGTGCCCGTAAATTTTATCTTTACATTTTGGGCAAATCTTATTTATTTTATCGTGTAATTTTGCCATATCGTTTAATTAAAGTGTTATTTTCTAGGCTCCATAAATTCAATCATAGTAAAGATCGTGATTAATACATATCAGGTGTATATCAAGTATCGCCCTGAAAGTCCAAGAATTGCCACTATCGTCGCTATTGAATTGACGAATGTATTTAGTGCCTTTAAGTATCCTATACTTTGCCTGAGTCGCTTTCACTACTGCTCTATACTCTGTAAATGTTAATCCAATTTCGAGAACGGGTGCATTGAATAAGAACTCGCAAGCATCACAGTTATAATCCTTTCGTGCTTTCGGTTTTGATTCGTGTATTACTGATATCATAATTAAAGAGTATTAATATCTACCCAACAACCTTCTGGAATGTCTATGGCGAAGTGCCATGAAATCAATTTTAATACAACTTTGTATGGGAGGTTTGAAAAATCTCCAGCCTCTAAACTGATCGTTGCATTTATCCATGCCTTTGCGCCTTCAACATTTCTAAAGCTTTCAGGTTCCTCGTCATAGAGCCATTTGGATAGTTTATCTATCGGAATAAATTCTTTCCCATCGTTATGTCCGGGAACCTTTATTGGTTTGGTTAAGTCGGATAATGGGTGACATATAAATTTACACTCATTACCGAGCCTCTTTCCAGCCGATCCTCCCTCGTAAGTCACATAGAGTTCACCTACGAGATAATAGAATCCATTTGATTTTGATCGCATAATGCCCACATAATCGACTTTGTGGTTCAGTATTTGAATTTCTAGACTGCCGGATAATTGGCAGATGATGTTTTGATTAATTGTTTTCATCGATCAGTTTATTTTATGATTATTTCTACCATTATACTCAACCAAAATATGAGGGTAATGCTCCTTTAGAAAGTCTTTCAAACTCTGTTTCTTTACAACTTCCTTTTTATTTCCGGTAACAATAAATACAGAATTATTATTCCCCTCTTCCATTTTCTCGTTTACGATCATTATCTCACCGTATTCAAGCAATTCACTTGTCCTTTTTTGAACTTGATTATAGGTAAGCCCCGATTCAACTGAAGCCTCCCTGATCGTTTTGGCAAAGAAATAAGAGTCCTTAACTATTTCTCGGTGGGTTTTCCTTCTCTCTTTGTTTTCAGGATCTAGATAAGCCTTAGTGCTAGCTGTAGTCATAGTTTTAAAATTTGTTTGTTCAAATATAAAACACAAAGGGTTAAGAATGAATATAAATTAAAAGAACAATTTCAACTGCCTACCATTTAATTCATTCTGAGAACGGAACTTTCCATCTCCACATTTACAACAAACCGGTTCCTGATAATTCAAGTCCCAGTTCGTCATTAGTTCTACGCTGGTTAATTTACTTTTGCATTTGTGGCATTTCATATTCTTCAACATTTATAAAAACAACATCTTCATTTTTAGTTTTACGAGATGATACTTTTATACTTTCCACTATATCCCACTTATCATCTTCAAATATAATATCCTCAATCATTTTAACCATTGCAATACAATTGGAAGCATCTAACGGGCGTTTCTTAAAGTAAAAGGCATATTCTACTTGATATGTTTTATCCTTACTGAAAACGTGCTTAAACTTACTTTTGACGATCAACTTATAAGTGTCCTTTATTGCCTTTCTTTTAGTCCAATGTTTTCCGGCATACCATTCATTAAGACTTATTTTGGGTAAATTTTTTAATGTAATCTGCATGAATTTCTTTTAAATATTCTAAGTATTTTGTTTTGTCTCCGTAAAGTTCGTGTTCTTCCCTGGTCAATGCCATTAGATTCTCAATCCTATCTGCATTTTTAGAGCCACCCATTCCGCGAGCTTCAATATGATGAATATCTACGGCTGGGTCCCCTGATATCTCACTTACGCAATCGTGCCATCCACTTTGAGGATCGTAATCAACGCCAAAGGAATCGAAATATAATTTAGTGTGTTTCTGCACAGGTTCTTCTTTTAGGTGGTTTACGTTCCATCGGTCTTGTACTTTTTGTAACTGAATACTTGTGGCTTAATGTCGTTTCTTCTAAGTATGGATGAAATCAAATTAATCTCCCCTTGATGGTTACAGTTTTGTTTTTCAGGTTCTTTTATAACTGATATTTTGCCTTTCTCATTCACGTAAAGCAATCCCCACCTTAAAGGTAGTTCAGACTCTTTAATGATTCCTTCATTGCAAATATAGCTCCGAAAGCCACCAAGCCCATGATCTGAATTCTTTCGCCAATACTTCTTTTTGTCGGAAAGAAAATCAGATCGCGTTGCCTTTGCTTCTATAAGCTGGGTTGATCCGCTGTTCCATCCAAAAGCATCAGGACATTCACCAACTCTTTCAAGTTCGCAAACAGCATACGTGCATTTATTGAAAGGAACAATACCATTGCTTCTTAAATACCTTGCTGCCTTTATGCATAATTCACGATGATTCATAATCTATCTGTTACTATTTTAATATCATCATAAACCGGTTCCAACTTCTCTGCTTTCGGCTTAATACAGTATCCAACCAGTAAGTTGTAACCTGCCGGAAATTTCCAGTTAAACTTGCTGTCTTTAAAAATACTGAAGCCTGATTCGTTTGGTTTACTCATGGTGTATAAGGTTTGAATTTCTCATTAGCAGTAAAAGAACAGTTAGAATAGTGAACTGAATCCATGTAGTGAATGTGAGTGGCGATTGAATCCTGAGTCTGTTTAAGCCCTTGCATAATTTCCACTTGCTGCTTGTGATTAAATTCATTGGATATAAAAGTAATCCCTAATCCTATGACGATAAATAAAAGTACAATCGTAATATCGTTTCTTGTAGCGTAATCTTTCATGATTCGTCTTTTAATTCTGGATAAATTTTATCAGCATCTAAAATCGTAAACAATACAGGATTTATTTTATTCGCGTATCTCAAGACAGGCTCATAAGCATTTCTGTATTCTGAGTTAAATTCATGAAGTATGTTTTTAAGCTCATTCTTGCTACTTATTACCGATGGATGCCCTTTCATAAAGAAGTGTTCCGTTTCTTCTTGTGTGTACATTAAAGCGTAGTGCATGATAACCATACACACAAACCTTGGGTACGCATATATCCTTTTCCGGCTCTTTCTGTTTGCCATAAATTCATCATAATCAACATTTCCGCATATACATGCTTCCTTAATTATGAAGTCTCTGTTCGATCTAATAGAATTTCTTTTAAATTCCATCTTTCTGATAGTGTCCACTGTTTTTTGCCTCTCTTTCATTTCTATATATGTCTGATGTAGTAATTTGAAAAATGTTATTAGTTTTTTCATAGTTTTAATCTAAATGTTTATTAACAGACTGAAGCCCATTTAGCTCAGCCTTTATAGCTTCAATATTCGTTAAATTTGACTTGTATAAAGCCACTGCTGCCTCCATTTCGAACATCTCCTTATAGCAATATCCTTCTGCCATTTTCCGAGCAGCAGAAGCAACCACATTACCAACTTCAATTCCGTCAATTTTATCAATCAATCCGTTCTTTAGTTTGATTTCAGTAATAGTTACTTTTTTAGCAAATTCTGAAATTGCTGTTGCTTTCTGAAGTGCAGATTGAAAAATAACAGAACGGGCAAGTCTCAACTCCTTTATTTTGTGGAGTATTTCTTCTTTGGTGTTGCCGTAATCGAAATTATCAACGGCAGCAGGAATTACAGGACGATCTTTTTCGCCTTGTAACTCCTTTGCTCTTACTTCTGCCCAAAATTCATCAGACATTATTTAACCTCCTCCGCTTCTTGAATATGATCATCTGCGGGACCATCATCAAGTAAATCTGATTTATGTTCTTGTTTTTTGGTCCAATCTTCAAATACTTCGTTGTCGTATTTTGCCTCGATTTCTAACGCCTTGATTTGATCGTCAGATAGTCCTGTTTTTGGCATGAATTTGAACGCCCAATTATAAACTGTTTTAAGAGCCATTTCGGTATAGTCTGAATCCCAAGGACAACCCTTGCCAGCCTTTACAGCTTCGGAACGGGCTTTGATTTCTTCAATTCTTTCTTTGGTCATCGTATCAAAAGATATGGCACCGTTGGATAATTTACAAACCCAATATCCACCCATTAATTCACCCCTGTCTCCCCATGATTGAGGGATATGTTTAATGCTTGGATTTGTGCCTTTATGAACCTCGAAAACATCCTTCTCGTACACCAATGTAGCATAAGAATCTTTAACATGCCCTGTACGGTTTACGATTTCCCTCTTACCCATATAAGAAGATGTAAAATAAATCTTCCCTTTTCTTGGAACTAAATACCCAAGTTTTAATTCAGGGTTCAAGGTAAGTCCAGTCAGTGCAATATTTTTAACTGCTTCCACAAGATATTCGGGATAATTTCTAGCACAGCTAATTAAATAATCCTTAGCCATCAAGTGCTGAACAGCAAAATTAATCTCTTTGGCGAATTGCTGCTCTGTTCCTCCTGCGGCTAAGAATGCTTTTTTTGGAGAAACTAAAACTGTTCCAAGTCCGGCATCAATAAGTTTACGAGGCAATGCAGGTGCAGCGATGGGCACAGGAACTTGTACTTTAGGCGCGGTAGTATCTTCCTTTTTAACAACAGGCTCTTTTTTAACCTGAACCTTAGCCTTCTCTTTTGGCGGCTCATTCTTTTTGACTGCCGGAGTTTTATCTTCCGAGCCAAATTTAATGTAAGCCTTTTCGAATCCTACAGGATGTGCCTTTTCGTGCGATCTCATGGTTGCTACGAATAAAGCATCATTCATTTTGTCAAGTTCAGGCATTGTGAATTTTACCCCTTTCGGACAGCCTACGCATTCGAATCCATCACCATTGAATTTGAATCCAAGGTCTTCTAGTAATTGTTCTTTTTTAATCATTTTATTTATCGTTATAAAAATTCATTTCTTCATTCTTTTTCCATCCCGGAACTTCAGGGAACATAACCCTGTGCCCTTTCCAGTCAGGCTCAATAAAAACAGAAGCGCCTGGATAAGAATCATTTTCCTTACACGAAATATGTTGAGCTAAAAGTTGTTGAAACTTCAAAGCCCCATGTTTGGGAAGAATGATCTGACCTCCTTTTTCATCTGTCTCGTCAGATACTTCATAAGCCCAATTGTTGGCAGATACTAAAACTGCATCATAGGGCTTGCTCTTTTGTTGAAACACCCAATAAAAAGGCTTCCAAACTCCGGTAATTTGATGTTCGAAAAACTGATAAAAAGCTGCTGAAATATCATACTTGAATTTTACTATCAATTTAGCAATATTCGATTCATGTAATTCAGTTTCAACAGTAGTTTTCCAATCAATAATCTTCTTTTTTGTGGCTAAATCTTTCCTGTATTTGAATCGGTGTCCTTTGTATTCACAAAAACAAGATTGTTCAGCTTCGCCCCATTTCATAAATTGTCGAATAGTCTTAGAATAATGTTGATTATGGTACAAAAGCTCATTGATCATTTCCTTAGCCATTGCAATCTCATTGTGAGAAGTTGTTTCTTTACCTGGATTATTCGCCTTGGCTTCTTCGTAGGCTTCCATGTACTTATTAGAAGCAATTCCATAAGCATTGCCTGTTTTTGGGTTCAAAGGAGCATCAAAAACAAACCAATCTCTATTGAACCCATCTAGATTTCCATTATTAACCATAGATGCCAACATATCATGGTAAACAGAACCCTCCATCGCTGCTTTTAAGCTGATTTTAGACTCACTTGGATTATCCTGAAGGTATTTGTACCACTTAGGAGAAGTAAGGTAATATTTTAGCTTCGTAGAGCTAATGAACTCAGAATATTTCTCTCCATTATGATATTCATCGTTAGGAATTTCATCTGGTTTGGAAATATAGGGTAAGGTATGTGGATATAAATTACTCATGATCTTATAGATTCTTCAATAATTTTAACATCTACGAATGATATATATTTTGGATCACCATCTTCATGCTGAATTTCAGCTTTATGTATGTCCATATTCTGAGATTCAAGATCGCGTCCAGTATCAAAGGATTTATAAACATTTCCTTCAATATGGACAAAGCAATCTTCAAACTCAAAATCAAAACTAGAATAGCCATACCAATGAGTATCGTAGGTTGTATCAAACCCTTTCATCTCCATTTTTTCGATGGCTGATTCTAATTCTGCTATTAAGTTATTTAGGCTGTAATTCATTACACAGTCAGTGTTGAGACCAATTCGTTTAATTCATGAACATCTTTGTTGTTCTTTAATTTATGAATACCTGAATCAATGTACTCATTCATTTCGATCTGGGAAAGTAGTTTTTTAACCTTAGCCAATAAGCCCGGTGCCGCTGCAATTAGTCTTGCATGTTTCACATTACCTATGCTTTCACAAATTAAGTAACCGCCATAGTATTCTATTTCTTCATCCTTGCTTTCCTCGGCATTAGGTGGTGATGGGAAATTTGTGTTTTTGATTTTAGTATCAGAAACAACAGTTGATTTGTGCTTCCCTATTTTCCATTGCATTGTATTTTCTACAAATTCACCATCAATTACCTCTTCTTTCTCAATAACTGGAATAGGCTCAACTACGGTAGGTTTAAATTCACCAATAATAGGCTCTTTTTTAGCAGCAGTAATTCCTTCGGCATATTCAACTTTCGGAGTAGGAACAGCCGGACTCTCAACAGGAACTTCTTCGAAATCAACCGTAATTAATGTCTCTAAAATAGCAATCAAGTTATTTTTAAATGTATCAAATTCAACATCAGTCAAATCTTCAATCATTTTTTCCGGATAGTCATTTGCTTGAATTTTAGCCGCCCATTCCAGATCATCAATACCAGCTGCCAATAAAATATCAAGTCTTTTTGAAGCAAGCTCTTCTTTGACTTTTTTAGCTGCCTTTTCCTCTTCTCGTTTCTGCTTGGCAAAGTCGGCAAGTTCTTTTTGCTTTGCCTCAATCAATTTTTCTAACTCCTGCGCATCTGAGCCTTCCACGTAATTTCCACCAAGAAGGATGTATTTGTTTTTAAGCAAAACTAGATACTTGTCGTAGGCGATTTGCTTTGTTTCCTTCAAGATTAATTCAATATCATCTTCGCCTGTCCATTCTCTTTTTGCTTCAATAAGATATTCGTCTTTTGCATTATTAATTACAAACCGCTTTTCAGCCTCAATAGCATCCTCAATACGAGTACGGGCAATATTAATATCAAGATGAATGCCGGAAATAGTAGTTTCACAGGCTATTTTTAAGTCGCCAAATTCTTCTTCTGTAACTTCAAAAGCATTAAGTTTTGATTCAATCTCAGAAATTTGCTCAGGTGTAGATGCCTGAATTAAAAGAGAGCTAAATTCCCTTTGAATCTTATTGATATTCTCAGTTCTTTCAGCAAGTAATCGAGCTTTCTCAGCTTCCTTCTCAGCTTTGATACGTGCTTTTTCAGCATTTACGCGATCAACTCCTTTTTGGATATAAGTTTCAGTATCAGAGAGTAATTCGATAAGGCTATTCCCATTAGCCTCCATTACTTTTTTACCGGCATTAAGGATTTCTTTATTCCCTTTGATAATTCTCTGGATTTCGTAACGCTTTTGCTTTACTTCAGACAGTGCCTTTTCGGACTCCTTGACTGTCTCCTTGGTGATAACAAGATTTTTATACTTATCCACCATTTTAACTAAATCAGACTTTTTGATCTCATTGCAATTGTCTAATTCAACTACCTGCTTTTTAGGTAGATTTTTTGCAGTTTGTTTTGCCATTGTAATTTATTTATTTGGTTTTTAATCCTTTTTCAATTTCTTCGATGATGACAGTTCCGGTTATGTCTGCCCTAAATTGCAATGAGTTGTCACGGATATTAAATTTCTCCAACCATGCGGATCTTACCGCATTATTATATCTCTCTTTTATCGACAAAACTAATTTATCTTTTAGTTTAGCTATTTCAGAATTTAATTTACCCTGCTCGTCATCAAGATCTCTCCATTCATTTCTTAATTCTTCAGGGAATTGATCGAGAGTTAATGAGCTCTCTATTCTAGATATTTTAACAGTGGAGAGTTTCTTTACTTCTGAAACTTTAACAACCTTAAATTCAGGCTTATTAATGTCCGTTGAGATAATAACATTCTGGACAACAGTTGCGCTTACTGCAAACCCTTTGTATTGATTCCTAAAGTAGTTTTCAACTTCGTATTGCTGGAAGATTTTATCGCACCCTATTACAAAATGATGTTGTACTTGAAGATTTCCGGCTCTAGTATGATTGCCGATTTCAATGTTGTAAAATGATTTTTCCATGATATTTATTTGGTTTAAAATGTATTCAGTTTTTAGTATATAATTATAAGTCCGTCTATAATATCAAATCTATTGCCAAATGGTAGTTTAATAACAGTTCTGTCATTGGCTGCCAATATGTGTATTTCTGTTTTCGGTTTCGTATTTATCAATATCTCGTTTGGCGTTTCTTCGTTTGCCAAATCTTTTAGTTGGTGTAAGTTTATTTGTCTTGCCATTTTATTTAATTTTGTGGTTTTAAAGAAGAACAGGGAGGAAAACCAAACCAATAAACACACATGAAAACAAACCCCAAAAAACCTCCCTGTTCAATATTTTATAAAGTTATCAACAATCAAATATAGTATTTACCTAAGACTTTGCAAACGATTTATCATTGATTTTTTTGATACGAATTGCCTCTCTCTTAGATTTTTCCAATAACTCCTTCCGTTTTTTATTTCTGGAAACTTTTGCGTACCTGTTTTTGTAGATATTCACGTAAGCCCGCCTCAAAGCATTAAAAGCCATGTTTACCTCAACTGCGTATTTTTCAGGGATATTATTTCTGCAAATATTACCAGGCTTCCCAGTCAGTACAGTTGACAATTCTCTAAAATTAAGCGTTGCCCATGCTTTTTTATCGAAATGATCCATCGGTTTACCTTCGCCATTTTCGTCAATATGAATGCCTACTTTAGTAGCTTCAAGGCATACTAAAGCCAGTTGTTTTGTTGCAGCATCTATTGTAGCTTGGTGCCTTTGTCCCTCGAACATGAATTTGCGTTGGAGCATTAGCCGTTCATACGTCGTGTATCTTACTCGTTTGTCTTTCATTAGTTTAATTTAAAGCCCCAAAATTCATTCACCCAGCTATCTCGTATTTCCTGAGCGTGAGCATCACTCAAAGCGTAGGTTTCCTTCAGTATTTTATCACCTCGTTTTTTAGTAACAAGGATGCCTTTTTTATCGGTCGTTATTTCGAATAGTGTTAGCATCGTTTTTAAAATAAGTCGTTAATAAGTGCATCGTGTACAAAATCAGAATGATTCTCATTAATAAAATCAATCTCATCTTCAGTTAATTCTCTGTCTCTGTAATCTCCAGAAGAAATTATAGCATCCGAAAAATCAGGCCAATCATTTCCGTTAACCTGATCAAATACTAGGTTACTTACTTGCTTTAAATCTATTATCATTGTTTTTTATGATTTAGTTTTTTAGAATCCAAATATCAATTTACTAATCAATCCCAGAACCGGAAGCCCAACCACCAAAAACAAAATAAATACTATTGCTTTTTTACGGTCGGCATCAGTGATTTTTTTACAAGGTATCTTGGCCGTAGCTTCGTAGCGATCACGGCTGTTTAATTCTGATTTTTTACGTTTTTTCATGACTTGTTTTTATGATTAAAATTAAATAGTGGTAAGCTCCAGAATCGAACTGAAATTCATTGAGTTTTTTAGACTCAAATTAGCCGCCAAGCCGAACCTATTTTTTAGAGGTTAGTTTATGTTTTTTGTAGATAAAGGAATCCAAAGATTTTTATATTTAAAACATTTCCCCTTGCAATACCTATCAGCTTCGTTTTTTGTGGCAATTATTGAATCAAAATCAACATCAAATAAAACACCCCAAAGAACAGGACTAATAAACTTAGCATTTTTTGTAGCAAGAATTGAGCAGATTAATTTATGTGCTTCGTCTTTTTGCTTTGGAGTTAATTGAGAGAAATAGCGAAGATTGCACTTTTCCATGGCATTTTTTACTTTATTCATAATCGGTTTTTTACATCGTTTTAGCACTTTTTACAACAACTCCAATACAATTACCCCAAGAACAAAGAAAAGCCAGCACAGTCAATTGCGTACACCACTGAGGGGGGTTTTTTAGTAAGAAGATAGCCACGCATAGGGCGGCCATTATTAAGAATGAGATTATTAGTTTTTTCATGGTAGTTTTTTAAGATCTTACTTTGTTTTTTATAGAAAATACAGCCACCTGGTAAGCCAAACTCAAAGGCAAAGGAGCCGCTTTCCTTTCCGGAGAATCAAATTCTTTACCAAACACTTTTTTATATGTGGCTCTCATTTCGGCGCTGGTTGGTTTTTTTATGGTTATTTGCATGGCTTAAATTTTGAATTCTTTCTTCGTTGCATTCTCTGAAAATCTGATTATTTTATTAGCATTCATTTTGCGCGCGTACTCCCTTGAACCCTCAAGGTTGGTTCCATCAGCTATTTTATAGCCGTTTTTGTAGATGTTGTAAGAATAATTCATAGCTCAATATTTAAAGTTTTTACCTACCAAACCCCGCAACTAGGAAGTTACGGGGCAAATAGAATGTAATGTTTAATAAATTAGATACGTCTCATTTTTTACCTCCTTTCTTTTGGTTAGTTTTTATTATTTTAATATCTCCAAAAAGTACTCAATTGCAGAATGAACGTAAATGTAATGAGTATTTGTTTTTTGTGATTGAGATTCATAAGGGTTATTAAAATCTAATGCCAGAGCGTTGTACAAATCAGGAATTTTATTTTTTATAAGCTTCCTTATTTTTGAACCATTGGCTTTTTTAGATCCGTTCATTAACTCATCCCATTTCAGTTCTGAGATATCGCAACAAGCGCACTCCAGTTGAATATTTTCATTATAATTCATATCAATTAATTTAGTAACGTTTTGCACCCACGAAGCCGGGGCCATTGACGGCACCGGCGGAGGGCTGGAGATGTTTTTATTCAATATGTAAATATTTGCAATAAATAAACTTTTGGCCGTTAATTAACTTTGATATTACTGTATGGTGCCCGTCAATGAGTATGTAACGACCTAGATAAAACAAAACGTAAGGAATAGTTAACTGCTTATTTTTTAGCTTATATTCCAATACTTCAGAATCAATATATTTCTGGTTTGGGTGTAAATCGCTTATTTTTACCCGCTTATTTTCTTTGAAATCATTTTGACCAACACCGTTTTTTATGTGGTGTTCGTTCAAATCTTTTAAATATTTTGATGTTTCGATTTGCATAATTTAGTTTATAAAATATTAAGCATATTATCATTATGCACCCGGTGCGCGTCTTCCATAATTAAATGATTCAATCTGATTAATTCGCTTTTATCATTGTCTGACAAATGGTAAGCGTTTTTATACTGGTTTAACAATATAAAATACTCTTTTCTTTCTTCTTCATTCATGGCTAAATTGTATTTAATTCAATAAAATATTCCTTATTCACTTGCGATAGTTTGTAATAAACTTTTTCGCCTTCAGTGGTATGTTTTACGGGCTCTGAACAATAAAAACAACCTTTCCCATAAATGGGCGGCAAGCATTCCAAAAAATGCCAGTAAATAGACTCACCTACTTTAAAGGATTCACCTAGTTTTTTATTGTTTAAATCGAGTTTTTTAAATAGTTTCCATTCAATTTCACTTTGCATATCTGCCTCAAAGTTTTCACGAATTCTAGTTTTCTGGTCGGTGCCTTCCATCGGTAGGATTAAATTTAAGCCCTCATCATAATAGTCAGCTCCTTCGCAGCATCCAGGTGAAGAGCAGCAATTGTACCCGGTTAAGTATCTATGTGGCTCATTTCTGAATTCATGGTAAAAATCAAAGCTAATACATAGGACTCGCACACCGTCAAAGGCTCGAATATTTCTATTTTCTTGAATAGGTTCAAATTTATGAAAGTCTAAATCTTTTTTATTGAATTGACTACACAAGGCCAATTGGTCATAATTAAAAACAAAATTGCAATTAAATTTTGCCTTCATTTCTTCAATTGTTTGCGCGTATTCTTTTTGATAGTCTTTTGTTGTTTTCATGTTTTTTACTTTTGTTTTTTACCACCGAAACCGGCCCCGTTTTAATGGTGGCCGGTTAAGGTCAATTATCAATAAATTCTTTTGGAACGTTTGCCCCGTGGTAGGTTAAGTCGTGGATTAATCCGTATTGCTTGACCCCATCAATTAAGGGAAGAAAAGAAAAATCATTTATAAAATGATATTTTTTATCAATTCCCATAGCCGTCTGATTTGTTACGGATACGCCCGCCGGAATAGTTACCAATGTATCGTATTTAGTTAACTTTTGGCCCGTGTAAAAATCGAATTGGCCAGTATAGGAGCGATGGATAAATTTTGTTTCTTTATTTGTTTTCATAATTATTCACATTTTCGACTTTTTAAAAGCCAGCTTTCATAATTCTTTTGAGTATCACAAATATTCAATTTACTGCAAACATTACAGGAAACTAATTTTTTACTGTTCCGACACCTTTGTGCAGTTTTGGCCAGTCCGTCAAGTTTTAATTTACAGGCGGCGTAAGTTGTTTTTTTAGGCATGGTTACGAGTTTAATACCTATTTACTAAGTCTTTTCTAATTTCCCTCAATTCGGCTGGATAATCCTGGCCAGCACAATAAGTAAAACACTTACGACTGAATGAATAGAAGATCCTTTCAAGATACCACTTAGAGAAGCCGCCCCGGTTGATAACATTGAACATTCTTTCCTTTGTTTTCGCATGGCCGCCCAATAATTCACAAACGTTATCAATTAAATCATTAGTTAACAAATCGTTTATTTTAATCCAGTCGACACCCTCTAAATAAATTGATTGACTCATTAAGTTATATAAACTTAATTGCTTAACCTTATTTTTCAGGCTGTCAATACTTTTGTAATTTCTTTTTGTATTCATCTTATTAATTTTAGTTTAAATTCTATTTTTTACCTGGAAAACTCCAGCCGGGTAGACTGGAGGTAAATATTAATAAATAACTCTTTTTATTTCGCGCTCATTAATTAGCATTTTATCACTTTTTACATCCGGGTTTACGTCGTAAGTGAATTCAATTACTTTGTAACCTACTTTTTTTAACTTACTATATTTTTTACCTGCGATAATTGGAAACCTTTGTTTCTCTTTTTTTGTTATAAGTCCGTATATTTTACTCATTTTATTAATCTTTATGGTGTAAATAATTCTTGTAATAATTTGCCAATGGAGTTATCAGACCAGTTCAAAATGTCACGTTTTTTATATGGCGTCGCGTCCGTTATTTCTTTAATTGCTTCGTCACGGGTAAAATTATCCGTGAATTTTTGCCCGAAATTGTAATAATAAACTTGAAACATAATTGATCTTTTTTATGTGAATAGTTCTATTTTTTACCACCAAGACCCCGCGACAAATTAAGGAGGCGAGGCGATGGATAAACTATTTTCTTATTATTTCCGTAACATCTTTACAGCACTTTACAAAATGTTCTCTATTCCCGAACCCAGTACTTTTACAATCCGAACACTGACTAATCGCCTGGTAATATATTTCTGTTTCTTCTTTGTGCCGGGTCTCGATATAGAACCAATTTGAAGTTGTTTTATGAATGGCTAATATTTCCCAGTTGTTAAGTATCCAATAAATTAAATACTCTTTACCGTAGATATTTGCAGCCAAATATGCAGCCCTAAACAGGGACCCGCCCAACATAGATAATTTTTCATCGATTAAGTGTAATTCTGTTTTGTAATCTTCTTTATTTAAAAGACCCAAATTAATTTCACTCCTTAACTCTCTTCGCTGGCTTGTTAGTTGGTCCATGTCAGCGGATAAAATAAAATCTCTAATTTCTGTATTCATAACTTTTGTCTTTTACCACCAATTCCCCACACCGGGTAGATGTGAGGTAAAGGATTTTAAATTCCGTAAAACCAGTCATTAAAAGAAGTATAAAGATTGTGATTTTCTGAATTAGCAACCCGGTGCAAGTCCTCGACATATTGCAATTCTGTTAATTTGTCACATGCTTTAAACATTGCATCTATAGAACGAATATAGCTCTTAAATTTAACGCTTAAAACTCTTTCATCTTTGCGGCTGTAGTCCTTTTCTAGTTTATTGGCGTCCGATGTTAATTCGTTCAATAATGCACACAATACATCAATAGTTGTGTTCAAATTTAAATTTGCTTTGATATAGTTTAATTTATTCATGATATTAAGATTTAAAAAGTTTAGAACCAATCAATACAACCCCATAATAACCAACCTTCAAGGAAGCTGCAGTTAATATACCCAAGCCAGCCAAAGAAGTTAAAGAACCATTCTCAGTTGTGGCACCAATGATTAATACTATGAAAGAGATAAGACCAATAATAATTGCTGCGTTGTTAATTGAATTTTTCATGCTATTGTAATTTAGTTTTGTTTTATACTTGGAAAATGTTTAAAATATATTTTCAAAATATTGTTTTCTGAATTTAATAAGTTCTTTTAAACAGTCGTCGCACATTCTTGCATACATAGAATTGCCTGAGTTTCTTATAACTCCATAAACTGGAGTAGAAATTGCAATCTTATTATCGCAAAAATTACATCCGTTGCTAAAAACATTGTCTTTTACTATTTTTATTCTCATTGTGTTGTTATTTTAGTAAGTTTTAAATGAATTAGTGCCTACATTCAGAATCGAACCGAATAAAAACCATTTAGGCAAGAATAAAAGTGTTTCGTCGGTGCGTTTCTTTGTTCAATTGAGAACCGATAACTTGTTTAAACTCTTAACTCTGCATTTATACGGGCTTGTTACCGTCTTTGGCTGCATTAAAGAGTGGGACTTGCGCCCCGATTATAATTAAATTGTTTTATATAATCCTACTTCAACTGAACTTGTAATTTTGTATTTATTGCCGTTATCGAATTGCATATATTTCGAGCCTAAAGACAAAGTGCTACATTCGCTCACTTGATGGTTATAAGCATATCCTTCATACACACCTAGCACTGAATCATTCTGAACGTGCACAAAGCAATCGTTATCTATATAAACATAAAGCTCAGGAGTAGAGCCGAACAACTCAGTGAATGCAATTACTTTTGCTTTTAATTCAGATACTGAAGATATATTAATATTAACTATCGTTCTGTTTCCGATGTAGCCTCTATTTGTAATTAGTTGTAAGTCTTTCATTTTGTTTTAATTTAATACTTATTTGTCTTTTTATCGTCTTTTTTGGTATTTCTTTTTCCCAATACTTAAATATACAACTATCGAACAAATAAATACACATATATACAGAAAAAGATTAAAATAAATCATAAAGCGTTGAATCACAGCTATATGCAATGGCATAGAGCAACACATATTATTAAGAATCATTCTATACCAACACATAATAAAATGTAAGTAATAACAATCTGAATATCAATAGATTATCTCTATCTATGAATTAACTTATTAAGTGATTATAAAACAAGTAGAACGGGACAAAAGAAAAAAAAGAAATAATTGTTTTAATAAATTAGTTTAATCGCTTACCTTTGCCACTATAGAGAGAGATAAGCAAAGAGAGGGCGAAGCCCCAATAGAACAGAAACAAAAAAAAGCTTTAATTATGGGAGCACCAAAAGGAAATAAGTTTTGGGAAAGAAGAACCAAACACGGGAGAGATAAAATTTTTGAAACTCCAGATATACTATGGGATGCAGCCGTAGAGTATTTCAATGACACGTTAAGTAATCCACTTAATGAAGTAGATTTTGTTGGAAAGGATGCAAAAGAAGTAAGTAAACCGCATACACCACCGTTAACAATTCAAGGACTTTGTATTTATCTAGGTGTTAACACTGTGTATTTCAATCACTTCGAAACTAATGTTAAGAGTAAAAAGGATTCACTTTCAAAAGATTTTACTAAAATCTGTACACATATAAGGGACGTAATTTATAAGCAAAAGTTTGACGGTGCGAGCACTGGATTCTACAACGCAAACATCATAGCGCGCGACCTGGGGCTTACTGACAAGAAGGATCTAACCACAGCAGGAGACCCAATGAGTATATCAGTAAACGTACAGGATAAGAGTTTAGCAGAGAAGCTAAAGAAAGAATAGTTTTAATTTCATTCATAGTTCGACCGGATCCTTTATTGGGTCCGGTTTTGTTTTGTCTTAATGTGTACGTAAGTAGCTGATAACTAAGGGAGTGTTAAACTGTAAGTAAAACGAAGATCTTACATAAACACTGACACGATGGCAAAAGCCACACAACACACAAACCAGGCGATCTAATGAAGTTTAGTAGTTTAATGAATAACGGTAGTTTAAATAGCAGCCGTTCACATGGATATGTAAGAGCGCGCACAGCAGCCATTATACCACCTAACTAACTGACTCGCAATATATTATAGTGAACATAATATAAATTATAAGACTGGCTTACAGATCGTAAGTTAACGACAAAAACCACAGCACCAGGAGCCACAACCACCGGAACCCCTGAACAATCCTATTCAATCGATTGACAATTAAGAAAGAACCAGGGAAACAACGCCGTTTTAGTCTTGCTTCCTTCGTTAATCCACTGTTAACCACTATGAACACCGGCACCGCGTACCCCACCCACCCCAAAATGAAAACACTCTTACTCCTATTCGCTGCCTTTTTTATTATATTACTAGCCTATTCCACCGACCCATACATTTCAACAACACTTCTTAATACAATTCTTTCACAAATACATTACATTTAAACCCATAAGTCTACTTTCTTCCGCGGTGAGATAAAAGTTCTGGTTAATATTTAATGTATTCGGGCTATTTTGGTCACATTTCGATACAATTCCACCTTCAGATTCGTTTCCAAATGAGTTTTTATCTGGTTATTCTGAAAAATTTCTTTTTACTTGATGTGAAAAATATTTCAACGCGTGGGTGTCTATATGCGATTTTACTATCTTTGTTAAATGAAGAAACCAATTCACGTAAAGCCCAACTTTTATTCTTATTGTTTGGAGCCGATGAAAATCATAGCAAAAGAGTTTGGATATAATTTATTAGTACATGGCTCGCTTAATAGGGATATGGACTTAATAGCTGTTCCCTGGTCGGATACCCCGAAGAATGAATTGAACTTAATCAAGGCATTGGATATGTACCTCAGTGACTCTTATATGGAGAATAAAGAAGATTACCTACATTCTGTGTTGCCTGGAGGCAGAAATGCCTATGTTATTAACATGAACAGGACAAGTATATGGAATAACTACAATGATGCTGAATATTATTTTGATATTTCTGTTACTCCTTTGGTTGTCCTCTCGAAAAAATCTTCTTATTAGTTCGATAAGTACCGCCCCTTTCTCAAAAAAATCTTTTCTCTCAGCAGAACAGGGATTAGTTGCGATGTTGACTTTGAAAAAAAATCGAAGTTAGATTCTCTATATGCGATTTTAAACTGTTATAGATAAAAGTGATTGGGATTATTGTTTGAATTGGGATTATGGTTGTATTTTTGTGACATGGAAGTAAATGTTGTTCACAATGAGAATTGCTTAGATACGATGCGCGGAATGCCTGACAATAGTATTGATTCGATAGTTACGGATCCACCTTACGGATTATCGTTCATGGGTAAAAAATGGGATTATGAAGTTCCGAGTGTTGAAATCTGGAAAGAATGCTTGAGGGTATTGAAGCCCGGAGGTTACTTACTTGCTTTTGCGGGTACTCGGACTCAGCATAGGATGTGTTGCAATATTGAGGATGCAGGATTTGAGATTAGGGATATGATTGCTTGGATTTATGGACAAGGATTTCCAAAATCTCATAATATTCACAAATCAGTAGAAAAACTTGTATCGCAACCAAATACCCATTATATTTGTATTGATGAAAATAGAAATGAATGGCATATATCCAACAAACAGGAAGCCGAACACGGTATGCGACCTATGCCAACTTCCAATATATCGCAGACCAAACCTATTGATAAAGAACAAGGGAAAGTTTTGCAGTCGGTCTTGTCGAAACAAAGTACATACAGCACAATGCAGGGGGAAGAATCCAAAGAAAGCATTAAGGATGGAGAAGAATCCATCATGGAAGGGCGGAGTAACGATGTTCAAGAAGAAGGGGAATTATGTCGGTGTGAGATATGTGAGATGTCCGAAAGAATATTTGGGGATGGCTCGGAAGGATGGGTATATAATGGAACACAGACTGTTTATGGCGCAGAAGATGGGTCGGTTATTGACAAGAACGGAAGTAGTTCATCACATAGACCACAATCCAGCAAACAACGATATATTAAATTTGATGCTATTTGCGAACAATGCAAAACACAAATCATACGAAGGTATGAAGGGTTAGGCAGTGCGATTAAACCTGCATTAGAGCCCATAACAGTAGCACGGAAACCACTTTCCGAAAAAACTATCGCCTTAAATGTTTTAAAGTGGGGTACTGGTGGGATTAATATTGATGGGTGTAGGGTGGAAATAAATCCAGACATTGATGATAAACGATTAGGAGGCAACGGAGATTGGTCGTCTAGCAAAATGGCTAAAAATGTTTATGAAGGTGGATATGCAGGTAATCGAGTTGGTTCTTCTGAGCAGGGTCGTTTCCCTGCCAACTTAATTCACGATGGTAGCCAGATGGTTTTGGATTTGTTTCCTGCAAAAGCTGGTGCGGCTGCTCCTGTGATGTCGGGGCAGAAAGGGAAAAGTAATGGCATTTATGGAGATTTTGAGCAGAAAGGCGATGATGGTGCCAGTTTTAGAAATGATTCCGGTTCTGCAGCGAGGTTCTTTTATTGTGCTAAAGCGAGCAAAAAGGATAGAAATAGTGGGCTTGACGGTTATAGGTTAATTTCGTATATTTGTACATGGAAAGAAAACAATACAACAAAAGAGGAAGCCAAAGCACAGCTATTGGTGGATATGGAACAATCACACCAAAAGGGTATAGAAGAATTTGGGACATTGCAGAAAAGAGGAACAGAATGGAGCATAGAATTGTTTGGGAAATTCATAATGGCCCAATTCCTGAAGGATTGCGAATTCACCACAAAGACGAGGATAAGCTCAATAACAGCATCGGAAATCTTGAATTACTTACAGCATTACATCATAAACGAAAACATTCAGGGTGTGAGTTGCGAGATGGTGAATGGTTCAAGCCTTGCCCTACTTGTGGAGAAACCAAGTCAGTTGGTGAATACTATAATCGAAAGGATGGGCTTTGCTATCAATGTAAATCCTGCTTTATTAAACGGGCAACTAGAGATAAGCGTAAACGTAGAGCTAGGACGGTCTAATCATCCAACCGTGAAGCCTACCAAACTAATGCGATACTTAGTCAGACTAGTCACTCCCGTAGGCGGAACAGTCTATGACCCATTCGCAGGATCAGGAAGTACAGGGAAAGGCTGCAAGCCGGAGGGATTTAATTTTATTGGGTCAGAATTAGATGAGGGTTATTGTGAAATTTCAAATGCTAGGATTAAATAAAAAATCGAAGTTAGAATTCGCCTTATAGGTTTTCTCTATTGCGCGGGGGTTATTGATATTGATTATTTATAATTGTTGTAGGGGATGTGAGTTGTTGTTATATTGCGGTCATGAAAAATAGAAACTTAGATCACAAAGACGACTGGGCTACTCCGAAGTATTTTTATGACAGATTAAATGATGAGTTCAATTTTGACTTTGATCCATGTCCATTTATGCATGATATCCATGAATGGGATGGTCTTAATTCTAAGTGGGGTAAAAGAAACTATATAAACCCTCCGTACAGCAGAAAGCTAAAGGATTCATTTGTTATCAAGGCGATAGAGGAAAGTAAAAAAGGAAATCTTTGTGTTATGCTTTTACCCGTCAGTACGAGTACCCAATTATTTCATAGGCATATTTTACCGAATAAAACTGAGATAAGATTCGTGGAAAGGCGCATTAAATTTTCTGGGTACAATTCCAGCGGCGAGTTTGTTGACAATAAGTGTGGGATGCATGATAGTATGGTTGTAATATTCGATGGGAGATGAAGCTAACAATACTAGAAAGCCCATACGCCGGATTTATCCAAAGGAATGTAGATTATGCAAGGAAATGCGTGAAAGATTGTCTGAATAAGGGAGAGTCACCTATTGCGAGTCATTTATTGCTTACTCAGGATGGTATCTTAGATGATAATATTCCGAAAGAAAGGCAATTGGGTATCGATGCAGGGTTGGCATGGAAGAAAGTTGCTGATAAACAAGTGTTTTATATTGATTTCGGGATGAGTTCAGGGATGAAATATGCTGAATCGATTTCTGATCTACCGAAAGAGTATCGTAAAATACTATGATAGAAAGATTTTCCATAGAAATTATCTATTTGATTCCTACTTTGTTAATGGTTATTTTTGTGGAAAGAAATTAGACTATGAAAACTTTATTATTAATTGTATTTAAGATTGTTGAAATTGCACTTGCTGTTTTTGTCTATGGCGCGATATGCAAGTTGGGTTATTTAATTTACCCACTACTCGATGCTTCATTGGGAGGAGTAAGAAGCGTTGATTATCATTGGCTTAATCCATATTGGACTTTGCCTGCTATACTCGTCGTGCTGTGCATTGGGGTGTCATATTTGTTTGTAACGGAACTATTGCCTTTCTGGATAAGAAAAAACAAGGAGTGGGTTAATCGAATAATAAAATAATGAACGAAACCTTAATTAACTGCGATCTTGACGTGCAAAATGCCATCAAAACTATTCCGAAACATAAAACTTTATGTGCCTTTTATGTTCGTGGGGAAGTTGAATTTGACAAAGAAGGTGATGGGTATGATTGTAAGAACCACGTAATATTAAGTGGTGGCAGCGAGACTTTAACGGCGTCTATTTTGAATCAGATTACTACTGATGAACTATTCAGGGATTTAGTTTTAGATGCTGTTTTAAATTACCTCTCCAACGATGAGGATGCTCTTGATAAGTTTAATGATTACCTGGATGATATAACTGAAATTGACGATAGAACATGATTAAACGAATAATCGAAGAGATCAAAAAGATAGACGGAATTGAATCAGTATTCCATGTTGAAGGCTGTGTATTGGCCGTGTATTTAAAGGATGATGAAGTTAACGATCAGGGATTATCTTCTCATGAAACGAATGAGAATTTAGAACAGTAAAATAAATATTATGAGTTGTAATTCAATTACAGTTAGCACAAGTGAATGTTCAGAGAACAGCATTCCTAAGATTGCCGGAGTGTACATCACGAAAGATGGAACTCGGATTTACAAGAAATCAAATGGTGAGTTATTTACCTATCAGAATGATGAAGCTGGATTAAAGGCATTAGTATTGGTCCAGGAGTACGAATTGTGGAAAGTCTTATTCAAGCCCCAATCACAAAGAATAATAAACATCGTACTTATAACAGGATTAGTTTTAGCTTTGGCTGAGATTATTTGGTTTGTGGTTACTAAATATTAAAATTTGCCAATTCAGATTTTATCCTTACATTGCATTTGAATTTTTCATAGTTTAGGTTTATTTGGTTTAGTTGAATTAGTTGAAAACCGGTTTCAGAGGGAGCCGGTTTTTTTATTAAATAATATCTATCGTTTCTGAGATTTCATAGATATTATTAATTTTAATCTTCACTTTAATTTCTTATCTTTGTTTCAGAATAACGGTCGTTGTATGTATTTTTGAACAACAGATAGGTTTAATTATTAACCCATCGTTCCGATAACAGACTATATTCTAAGTAACTAAGGTTCAATTATATATACAACTTGTTAGCGGTTCGGTTTATTTCAGCGTAATGGTTTCTTTTTCATTGTGTTGGAATGAATAATTATCTAATGTCACCAAGAGAGACTTCCTTTATTAAAAATGGTAGCCTGAAAATACAGCGAATACTATCAGAGAAAGAATTGATAAAGCTAGAAGAACAAAAAAAGCGTTTAATAGCTTGCCGTAAATCGGTTTTCGGGCGGTTTTTCTTAAAGTGGTGCCGGTGGAATTATCCTTATTCTGTATATATCTTTCATAATCACACCACTGATGATACAGAGTGTCTGTTTCGCTATATAAGAAGGCTAACCCACAAAGGATACAAGATCCGCAGAATAATACAGACGATATGAAAGCGATGTACTCACATATATCATTAGCACTGTCAGACTTTAGGCTGATTATCAATCCTAAGATTATTGCGATAACTGATACGCAATTCTTGACCCATCGCAATTCTGCTTCTGTGCTTTTATCTATTGCATCTGCTAATCTCATTAAGTCAGCGTTGCTTGGTTTATTTTCTTCCATAATTTAAAATATTAGTATGAAACGGTTTTGGCTATACTTAAAAACAGATTTCCTGCTCGATGCAAGAGCATTTATTATTGGAATGATGACTTATCTACTACTTGAAGCATTATTAAAATATCTTTCCAGTTAGCAAGGATGAATCCTACTAAAATCCCTAAAATCCCAACTATAAAATCCCTCTTTAGTTTTCTATTTTGAAGATTTAAATTCACCCTTGTTAATTTCGCGTTTTCAACATTTAATTCGTCAAATTTCTTCTTTAGATCATCTTGTTCTGATAGATATTCCTGATGCTTTGAATAAGAGCCATGTTTGGACAAAGTAGACAATACACTACTACTTAATTTCCACCATAACCCGTCAGGTTCAATCCATCCTTCATCTTCCAAAATAGCCAACAACTTCTCCCATCCAACAACTTCTTTCTTATCTAACCATCCTTTTAATGTATTAGACTTTGGATATGATTCATGTAATCTCTTGATGCAGTAATCTGCATATTTTAATTCGTATTCATTCATAATATCTAATTACTCTCATTCCCTCCCTCTTAAACTGACCGCTAACGAGTGATATGGTTAGTGATTTCTTGTCATTAACTATTATCACTTATTATTCTGAAATCTTTTCTTGGGTGTCGATGAGGCGCAGAAAGATTTGAGATTGTCATTTATAAGCAATATATTTGTGGATAAGATATAAGTAGATGATAGATTTTAATAACACATTTAGCAGTACTGGGACGATGAATACTGAGGATGTGTTGAAAATAGAAAGATATTCAAAAACGCAAATATGTGGTGTTTACTTTCTCGTAAAAAACGAAGAAGTGATATACGTTGGCAAATCTATTGATTTGCTTACAAGAGTTGTGTCGCACGTAAAAACTAAAGATTTTGACTCCTTCGCGTTAATCCAATGTGATGAGCACATGCTTGACTTTGAGGAAACGAAATACATATTACATTACAGACCGATCCAAAACAAAAGCGTTGGAGACTATGAGTACATTGGGTTATTTGGGTGGTATTCAAGATGCAAGCTGATATACGAATTGAAGTTGAATGATAATCAAATACCAGAATTGGATAGGCACTTACGAATAATCAGTGAAACTATTAATTGTTTCCGATATAAACTATACAAAGTAGATGATGTTCAAGCATTAAAGATGAAATTATTTAAATAATGTCAAAAGCATTCAAAAATATCACTTTCGATCAAATCAAAGTCACTGGCAAAGTGGCTGAAAGGCTATTCTTTTACCCAAGATCGAACGTTGTTTTTGATGAAAAAGGCAATGATATTGGCAGATATACCGTTAAAATGGGTGAATTGGAAGCAATTATTGATTATGATTAAGTCCAAAAAAGCAAATATTAATTGGAGAAGGTATTTTAGGAGCCTAGAAGTTACTGTTTTGAGCAAAAGAGCAGGAATGATTGAATCAAATACTAAAACTATAGGTTATTGCATGGGGAATGTAATTGCTGTCCAGAAAGCTGCTGATTATATTGATGTTTATTCGAATTAAATAATAATTTAAAACTATGAAAGCTAAAGAGATTTATTACAAGAAATTATTCAGTCTTGGAAATTTCCAGAACGAAGAAATTGGAATTAAAATTGAAATAGAAGAAGGCGAAAAGGCATCTGACGTTTTAATTAAGGCAAAAGAGTTCGTGAATGGGCTAAATCCTATCGCTAAAAGAAAAGCAGAATATCAGGACGCTCTTGGTATTCTAGAAGATAAAAATGGCTACAATTACGAGAGAGTCATGTGTGCTGAAAAAATTGTAAAGGATTACGAAGCAGACAAAGGCGGTCCTGAAGATTTACCATTCTAAACTAAAATAAAACTATGCTATTCAAAAAACTCAGAGGGTATAACTACCTCCTCGACAAAAGCAAAAACTTAGTTCACGACTTATTAGCAATAGATTCAGACAATGCCTTTAAAACGAAGGTGGTTCCTGAATGTGATGCTTTAATTCCGAAAATAAAGCGGAGGCACAAGAAGTATTTGACTTTTAATCAGTTCATGATTCTATACTCAAATGGAAAAGTAAATGGGTGTCCTGACTGCTTGGTTGGGTTTAATAAGGAACTAAAAACTAAATAAATATGTCGCCAGAATACATAGAATTATGGAAAGAAAAAGCTGATCTACAGGCCGAGAATATAGCTCTTAGATTTAAGTTGGCAATGCCAAAGGTTAAAAAAATGAATGATTTGTTAAAGGAGGTGTGCGATGCTGTTCAGGAATTAAAGATTAATAAGGAACGTAAAACTAAATAAACATGGAGCAGAGCACTGAAACAAGAAGAATTACAAAGGTGAGGTTGGTTAATGATGAATTTCAAGAAGCCATAAAAAACTACCTAAAAAGCAAAGGTGTTATTGACACAGAGCATCATGTTGTTATTGATATTGTAGAGACTAGGGACGAAAGAGGTGTTGAGTTAGATGTGGCGTTACACAACTATAATAAAGACAACAATATCTATAAAACTAAATAAAATTGCCGAAAAATAATCCATGTGCTACAAATGACTGTGGCAAGCTAACATTCTTCTCAAATACCGCCTTGCTTGCGGATTATCTCAAAGTCGATGCAGAAACAACTAGGAGGTGGAGAATTAGCTTGGTCAAGAGTGGAAAGCCTTTAATTTGGAGCTACGAGGGCGTGTTAATAGATTTTAAACCGGAAGTTATTACTAATAAAAATAAATTATGAAACCAGTAAAATTCAAACATCAAAATGTTGTATTCGCAGAAGATCAACCCGAATACGGATCGTTGCCTTCATTAAAACTAGATACTCCACAAGGAGAAGTTATAAGCTGCTGGAAACTGAGCTTTAAGGAACGAATTAAAGTATTGTTTCTTGGAAGGGTTTGGATGTCCTTGATGAGCTTTAATAAGCCGCTTACTCCAAGCTATTTGGCTATTAATAGGAAAGAAGTTTATAGTCATTCTGATGATAGTATTGTGTGGTATAAAAAAGCGATTAATCTATTTAAGAAATGAAAAAAATACTCGTCTTAGACATTGAAACATCAGGCTTTAAAAATCAAGGAGGCTCAATAGTAGAAATCGGAATCGTAGAACTAAATCTCGAAACAGGAGAAGTAAAAGAATTGTACGATTCGCTTTGTAAAGAAGATCGATTCGACGAAACTCATACTGAAGGTAAATTCGGTTGGATATTCGAACACTCAGATTTAACTTTCGAGGAAGTAATGAAAGCTCCGGAATTTGGAGTTGTGAAAAATCAAGTCCAATCAATTCTTGATAAATATCCTTTAGGGTGTACCGCTTTTAATAATTCATTTGATTTCGGGTTCCTGAGAGATAGAGGCATCAAAATTAAAGGGTTGCCTTGTCCGATGATACTTTCTACTTCAATCTGTAAATTACCGAACAGAAACGGATATGGTGGCTATAAGTGGCCTAAAGTAGAAGAGGCTTACGATCATTTCTTTCCGGATAATGACTATACAGAGAAGCACCGCGGAATGGACGATGCAAAACATGAAGCAAAGATTGTATTTGAACTTTGGGAGATGGGAATATTTAAAATTGACTAGGCATGGAAGCATCTGAATTGAGAATCGGTAATTTTATTTATATTGACATTCATAACGATCCGATGACAGTTTCTGTAACTGCCATAATGCAAGATAAATTATATTATTCTAGGCATCTCGACAGTATAGAGTACGTTTCATTTTTCTGTGCATTAAAATATTACTGGAAATCTATTCCATTAACAGAATATTGGCTAGTTCGTCTTGGACTAAAAAAAGACAACAATGGCGATTATGCTATAACCAACGGCAGAAAATCAATAAGAGTAGATGTGGTTCAGGATGACGATTTATTATTACTTTACCAAGAAGATATTGGAATGAACTGGGTATCAATTAAGTTTGCTGATGAAGTCCATGCTTTCCAAAATATCTGCTTTTACTTAATAGATTTAGAACTTGAAACAAAATAGAATGGAAAGACAAGCAAGATGGAGAAGAAACATAGATTATACTGAAAAAGACGAATACGGACTCTTTGTTAATGCTGAAAATTACATAGAGATGAGGACGAACGCTCAAGTGAATAAACTTCAGCAAGCATATTTGGATCGCAATCGGAATATAAAATTGACTAGCTATGGAATTTAAAAAACTAAAATGTATTCTCAGGCTAAAACATAAGCCCTCTCCGATTGGTGATTTTGTAGATAAAGAAGGGGATTATGCTTATAAATGGAAATGTGAAAGATGTGGAGCATTTCTGGGATTGCCGACAATGACGGACAAGTTTATAAAAGATAATTTCCCAATTCCATCAAGACCTAAAATAAAATAAAAATGGCAAAAATAAAAATAACAATAGAAGAATCAGGAGAGCCCGTAACCGGATTAACAGCAGAGGACTTTGAAAGTTTACCTTTTGACTGGACGGATATTGTGGAAGTTGAGCCTGGAGTTTATGCATCTTTAGAGGAAGGATAATGGGAGAAGTTAATTTCACAAATAACAGGAGACAGGAGTTAGCATTGCATTCAATGTTTGATTATAAATATTCATTAATGTACGGAGGTGGAAGGTCTGGGAAAACTTTCGTTATTCTGTACATGATAGTACATAGGGCAATTGAAGAAAAATCAAGACATGCTGCATTAAGATTTCATTTCTCAGATATTAAAAAGTCTGTAATAATGGAAACATGGGTCGAGTTGGCGGCTATACTAGAATTAGTGGAGGGCAGAGACTTTATATTAAACAAGCAAGATTGGTTCATACGATTCACTAATGGCAGTGAAATATGGTTTGGTGGGCTAGATGAAGGTAGGGGATTAGACCGAATACTAGGAAAGGAATATTCAACTATATGGCTGAATGAAGCAAGTCAGATCAGTTATAAAGCATTCTCCATTATTAAATCTAGGCTCGCTCAGAAGACAGGGTTAAAAACCAAAATGTTTATTGACCTAAATCCGACAAGCAAGGCGCACTGGACATATACTGTATTCTTTTTAAAAATGCAGCCTGATGGTAATGAATTATTGAACCACCCAGAACAATACGGTAATGTGCAGATGAACCCTGCCGATAATCTATCGAATATTGCGGATGATTATCTGGAAACAATGGAGGGTTCCACTAAGGCTGACAGAGAAAGATTTTTGCATGGAAATTATGCGGATATAATCAAGGGGTCTTTGTTTACTCAGAAGATGTTCAATCAACATCGTGTTATATCGCATCCTGAGCTAAAAGAGGTCGTTATTGTTATTGATCCGGCAATATCTACTGGCGAAGGGGCTGATGAAACAGGATTGGGTGCAACCGGCAAAGGAAGGGATGACAGAGGTTATTTATTAGAGGATGCTACAGATGTGTACACCCCAAAAGAATGGGCTAAAAAAGCAATTGATCTTTATCATAAATGGGATGCATCTTGGATTATATATGAAGAAAATCAAGGTGGGGACATGATCAAGGCCACCATTCAATTCATTGATGAAAACATACCCACTAAAAGCGTAAGGGCTACTAAAGGTAAGCTACTTCGCGCAGAGCCTGTCTCTGCATTATATGATGATGGCAGAATAAGTCATGTTGGAAGTTTTGTAGATGCGGAAACTGAAATGGTTTTATATACAGGGAAGCCCGGTCAGAAATCACCAAACAGGCTCGATTTTATTGTTTATGGATTTTTACACTTATTCCCAATCGGAGTATTTTCAGACTCCGAACTTTTCAACAGAGATGCACTCAAGTACTGGAAAGATTACGACTTCGAAAACTCCACCAACCTATTATACATTAAAATATCAAGCAGTACCGGCAGAACACCTCACTATAATTTCACCGCTTTATTCGTCAAGATAAAAGATCAGAAGTTATTTATCACTGATTGTATTTTCAATGAAATGTTACCTTCAGATAATTTAGAACAGCTTAAAAATAAATTAACCGGATTTGATGCCAAGAGAATATTTTTAGAATGCAACCCTTCATTCGGGGCTTTCTTCCAAGAGTTAAAACAGACTAAAATGGATGTCCGTGGAATTAAAGAGTTTAATCAGGAGGATAACCGGATTATGAGTGAGTCTGCTTTTATAAAGGAGTCGTTTGTGTTTGAGAAGAATTCAGAATCTACTTATTATAAGAGCTATCTCATCCAACTCCAATCTTATACCGTGTCGGCTGAAATAACGGAATCATTCGCAGCTAATATTTTGCCCAGCGTAGCATACGTTACTAAAAAATTATATAAATCACTACTAACAAAAAAAGCATGAAAAAACCATTTACAAAAGAAGAACAAGAAGTCATGGATTTAATTGTTGAGGCTCATAAAAAGTTTTCAGCACTCAAGCAAAGCCATCCTGACGAGGGAAACGAATGGAGATTTCACTTACACGGATTACAGCACGCATTAGTTCATAGGGTTGTTTCGCGTGATTATCCAAAAGATTTTTATTCACTTTTAAATAAATAAATTATGGGATCAAACTATGTAAAAATCAGTACAGAAGAGTATAACCGACTTCGTGATTTTAAAATTGCAATTGATAATGGATTAACTGTCGAGGTTGACCGTTATGATGATCTTGGGAGTGGATATGTGTATTCAAAGGATGAATTCTCCAAGTCCATGCTAAAAGATTTAGATTTGTGCAAAAAAGAATTGGCTAAAGCTCGGCTAGAATTAAACCTTGCCTTCAATCCTCCAGCAAAAGGAATCACAATTAAAGATATTCAAAAAATGTCTTTGTGGGGATTCTGGAAGTGGAAATGGTTGTAATAAAACACATTAAAAAGTAGAACGAAAAGAGGTAGTCATAAAGATTATCTCTTTTTTTTTTGCTTTTAATAGTTTTAGACTATAACTTTGTAACTTATTATAAAATAAATAGTTATGAAATATGTAAGCGATCTTATCCTTGATAATGGGATAGCCTACTTAAAGGCTAATGGCACAGAAGAGTATTTATGTACATCACAGCCGGCAGACAGAGCAGCAGCAATAGCGGCATCGGTAGCGAGTAAGACAGGGCTGACTTCTGGTGACTATACTGGCCCGTCAGATGGCGCAGTGAGCGGTAGAAAAATGACCGTAAATGCTCAGGCTGGGATAGTAGCAAGTGCAGACGGAACGGCAACTCATATTGCGATATGCTCAGGCACGACATTGTTATTAGTAACTACCGTTACTTCACAAGTTGTGACAAATGGCAATACGGTAAATCTTCCTGCATTCAGTGACGAAATGCGAGACGTAACGCCTTAATCATGTGGCGACTTTATTAAAGACATATAATTTTGATTCTGCACAGGGATGGGGCTATATTATCAATGGAGACGGCTCAGGCACTTGGCAATCTTCAGGTGGGAATACCGGAGGCTGCTGGGCTGTTAATTGCTATGGACGAACTAATTTAGAACAAGGCTATTTAGAACTTTCTACAACATGGGAGGCGTTAGGTGTTCCGTCAAATTCCACAATAAACGAAATAGATTCAAGTTCCCTAAATTGGCTTTGTGATGTTTTTAATGTTTCAGATGGTTATACAATAGGAGCTTTAGAAATCAGAGATTCAGGAGGATCTTTACAAGCAACATTAAAGACTAGTCAAGCAGGAAGTGGAACAACAAGTTATGCAAGTTATTCAAATACATCTCCCGTATCTATTCCGGCATCAATTCAATCAAGCGATTCAAGTATAAGAATAAGGATTAATTTTGTCCTCAATACTGCTAAGAATAATAGCGCGGAGGTCAATTTACTGATTGACAATATTTCATTATCTATTGATTATTCGGCAGGGTCGATAGATATTTTGGCGAACGATTTATCTCACGACAATATACTTTCTATTGGGGAAATATCTCAAACTCATTTAATTCAATCTATTGATTTATCTCATGATAATGAATTGAGCACCGGAAATATAACGCAGATTCATTCAGTAGAGGCAGATAGCTTATCCCATGACAATGATCTGGATGCAGGTGAAATTTCAGTAACAATAGATATTGTAGCAGAAAATACATACCACTCAGGCATTCTTGAATCTTCTGTCATATCTCAAACTCATGAATTAAACGTAAATAATTTATCCATTAATAATGAGTTAGACGAGGCTATTATCTCTCAGGCACATGCAATTATTGCAAATAATCTGTTTCATTCAAATGAATTAGAATCTGGAATTATTACTTCTGAAATTTATATTACAGCAGACGATATTTATCACAATAATACACTTCTAGAGACTTTTATTTCTCAGGTGCATGATATCGAAGCAGATGATTTATTTAATGAAAACTATGCTGAATCTGGACTTATTTCTCAGTCCCACTTATTTGAGGCAGAAGATTTATCCCATTCAAGTGAATTAGATAATCCTATTATTTCACAATCCCACAATATAAATTCGAGCGATAATTATCATTTGAATTATTTATATGATTCAGGAATATCTCAGTCGCATAACATATTGATAGATGACTGCTACCATTCGAATGAATTAGATCATGCTTCAATAAGTAGCGATATCGACATAGTGGCAAATAACTTATATCAAGGCAATGTATTGGATGCAGGGGAAATTACGCAGTATCATTTAATTCAGGCAACCGATAATTATCATGAAAATATCCTTAGCGATTCAGTCATTACTCAAATACATGAAATAAATGTAGATGGATTATCTCACAATAATTACGTTGAGAATGTAACTATATCGCAAGAATCTACCATATTTGTGGATGATTCATACAGTATAAGCGTATTGGATTCTGCGGTCATGCAAGCGACCATAAATGTCAACTCTAAATCGCAGTACAGAAAATGTAAAGCATATTCAACAACAGGAACGAGAAGAAATGTAGCTTCAGTAACAGGAAGAAGAATTAATGTAAACTCAACATATAAAAACCCATTAAATTAGAATCATGGCAAATATAAATCCAGTGGCAGGACAAGATTACGATGTTGTATTAGTAGAAGAAGGCTCTTTGGTTGATGCCACTGTCACTATTGAATATAAAGACCCAAGCGGAAAAAAAACAAGAGATGTCACACCTACTAATGTAGATACTGATACCGGAGAAATAACATACTCAATTCCAAATACTGACTCAACTTATGGCATGTGGTTATTTGTTGCAAAAATAGTAGCCTCAGATGCTAAAATAAGATACACGAATCCGGCAGAACAGGTATTCTTCGATAATAAGAAAACCTAATTCATAGATAAAATTTATAACTAATTTGGTTGATATAAATTTTATTGATAGCTTTGTGCAAACAATACATACTGCAATATTGGCATGATATACGAAAAAGTCACTATAAGCCTACAGAGATATAATGAGTTGATGCTTAAATCAGATTTCTTTGATAGTAATTACGTAGCCGCTAATTTTGATTTTATAAATGATACTAAAACACAATTGTGGATTAAGGATGATATTATCAAGGAAGTAGAAGATTATCATCGTAGCGCAGTAGTGAGTTATAAAAACAAGATAAGATCAAGATGCACGTTGAGATTTTGGAGGTGGAAATTATCCTTAAAAATAAATAAATGATTACAAAGGATAAGAAAAGCTACAGAGAGATTATGTCCGCATTGGATATCGTTAAATCAGTTCCGAATATAACAGTGCCTCAACATATCAATTCATTAATAACAGGTGATCCGTTTTATACTTCATTGGATAATCAGTCACAATTAGAAAAAGAGTACGAGGTAAATCCTGTGCTTTCATCAGTTATTAATTTAAAAGCTGACTATATATCGAATGCCGCTGTTAGTGTCAGGAATGTTAAAAATGGCGAAATAATAACCGACAAGCAGTTCAAGCAAAGCAAAACATTAGACCCTATTATCAAGTCAATGTTCCGGTTAAAGAACAACCCAAACCCACTCCAATCCACAAAGGAATTTTTCGGATTAACTTCTATTTTCAAGGATGTATTCGGGAATAGTTTTATTTATGGCAATAGTGTTTCTGGCAGCGTAAACATTAAAGACGTAGCGTTTTTATGGGCTGTTTGGCCTCAGTATATGAAACCAGAATTAAACGGTAATATATTTGATGCGGCAAGTCTTAGTGGAATTATAAAGGGATGGGATTGGAAGAAAGACACTTATAGTAAAAGGTTTTCTATCGAAGAAATATTACATAGGAAAGACCCTAATATAGGATTTAATAATGTCAATGATTTAGTACTCGGAACTTCCAGGCAAAAATCTTTGTCGTGGCCTTTGTCAAATATCCGTATTGCTTACGAAAGTCGCAATGTTATAGCTAGAGAACGAGGAATGAGAGCTATTATATCTAGTTCTGATTCTGACGGGAATATGGGTTCTATCCCAATGGGTGATACTGAAAAGCAAGAAGTCCAAAGAGATTTAAGAAACTATGGGTTCCGTAATGGGCAAGATCAATTTATGGTCACGCGGCATAATATTGCCGTCCACCATGTAGACCAAGACGTAAGAAAGCTTGGCCTTTTGAATGAAATAGCGTCCGATGCCATGGCTGTTTCGGAAAGATACGGAGTGCCGGAAATCCTTGTTAAATTGTACATAAAAGGTGCGACATTTGAGAATCAGGAAAGTTCAGAAAGACGAATGTATCAGAATACAACGATCCCTGAGATGAATGATTTTATTGAGGATTTAAACGTTTGGCTAAAGACAAGGGATTTCGGATATGAATACATTGTCGATTTTAATCACATCCCTGTATTGCAGAAAAATGAAAAAGATCGTTCAGAGATAAATAAGAATATAAACACCATCAACAAGGAATTATTTTTCTCTGGAGCTATAATTTATAATCAATGGCTGCAAGCTATTGGGTACGCTTCCGTAGATCAGTCATGGGCTAAAAAACGGATTACTGAAATGACAGATGAGGAAATTTTCAGGATTAAAGGAAATTATACGTTGAATTCTACAATTGAAGAAGATGGAAACCAATGAGAATAAAAAGGGGAAGATCGACAAGAAAAAGTTAATCAAGGATAAGAAGAAATTTATCAAGGAGAATCGAAACGTAATTTTGAAGTGAGATTAAAATTTAAAATATTATTTATCATGGCAATCGTAGGCTTAGCGGCTTACGGTAATGGAGGTTTACTGACCGTTCCTCCTGCCATGACTGTATTTAATTCGGTCGCTAATTTAAAAATGGTCAAGATGGAAAATGAAATTTGGAAAGGTGTATTCGGATTTGAGGGGTTTTATCAAGTCAGTGATATGGGTAGGGTTAAAAGATTGAAAAGAAATCATTCTAATAATCAGTACAAAACAGACAGAATAATGTCTCCAAGAACATCCAATAATGGATATAAAAATATAAGTTTTACTATTAATCGCCATGTCAAGTCATTTTCCGTACATAGGTTGGTGGCATTGCATTTTATTTCCAACCCAGACAATAAACCACAAATCAACCACAAAAATGCAATTAAAACGGATAATAGAGTTGGTAATTTAGAGTGGTGTACCGCGAAAGAGAATATGACTCACGCTCATGCCAATGGATTAGTGAAACCAAATAAGTCTGGGGCTAGCGACTATCGGAGTCACCAAGTAATAATGATAGACCTAGGTGGCAATGAAATTAATGAGTTCGGGAGTCTCATGGAGGCACAAAGAAAAACAGGAATAAGGAATGGCAATATATCTAAAGTGCTAACTGGACGAACAAATACAGCAGGAGGATATAAGTGGAAAATAAAAAATAAAGAGCATGAGCATACATTGTAGTGAACTGAATAAAAGTTTTGACTCGAAGGAAGAATTATTTGTAGAATTAAAGGCGAATAAGTCCGAAATAGTAGCAATTAAAAAGGCTCAAATATTGAAGTCGCACGAAAAAGGAACAGGCATAAAGGCTCGCCCACTTGATTATTCCAAATTAAGTACTGAGACAAAAGGTATCAAATTCGATGAGGACTACTACTATATAGCCGTTAGCACAAGTAAGGTGTTGGATTCTCACGATGATCTTCACTTAGATGGGATGTGGAACAGAACAGTAACGGCAAGGCAAGGTAAAAATTATCTTGTTGCAGATCACGAGCTGAAGATTGATAATACAATAGCAAGAAAAGAATATGTTGAAATGCTCACCGCTATCATACCATTTTCCGCATTAGGGAAAGACTACGAAGGTGATACCGAAGCATTGATATACAAAGTAAGGAAAGATAAAGTTATCCATGCTAAAGCAAAGGAATGGCTAGATAGTGGCGATGACATAGAAGCTAGTGTTAGGATGCAATATGTTGATATTGTCCTAGCCATGAAAAGTGATGATAAGGATGATATTAAAGAGCGTAAAAACTTTGACGAGTTATACGACTCAATAGCAAATAAAGCTGACTTCGAGGAAGAAATAATGTATTTCTGGGGAATAAAAGAAGCAAAAAACGTGCTAGAAAGCAGTTTGGTATTGTTTGGAAGCAATAGCACTACTGGACAAATATCACACGCAAGCAACGATAAAAAACAGAAACCGTTAATAAAAGACACTTCTGTAAAAAATAGTCAGCCGCCTGTAAGCACTGATGTAGATTACGAATTTTTAACAAAAAACATTTTTAAAAACAAAGAAAATGACTGAAGAAGAAAAAAAAGCAGCCTTACTTTTAGAAATTGAAGCAAAGGTTAAAGGGCTTATCGTTGATTCTCAAAAGGAGTCAGTGACAAAAGCAGAGCTTGATACAAAGGTCAATGAAATAAATGATGCAATTGCCGCATCTCTGGATAATGACCAGATTTCTGCCTTGAAAGCAAGTGTTGATGGCCTTATTGAGGCTACAGGGAAAAATACCTTGGAGTTAAAAGAATTCAAAGAAGGCAAAGTGACCAACGATTCCACCCCGAAAACTTTCAGGGGAGCGATAAAAGAGGCCATCATGAGTAAGAAAGACATCTGTCTTACTAAAAAGGATGACGATAACGGCGAGCGATATTCATTGCTTGACTATTTCCAAGAAAAAGGCAGAAGCGAATCTCCTGTATTTACAATGAAGGCTGCTGTTGATATGCTTCAATCAAATATCGCCCAGAGCGAAATAAATCTGGTAAGATTGACTGAGCTTGATCCTAATCGAGTTGGTATTCCTTTAACTATTTATCCACACGTTTTCAATTGGATGCCAACGAAGCCAATGAAAAAAGCTTACATGTCTGTTTTGGTGGTTTATACTTACGTTGATGGATCGGGAACTAAAACCGAAGGGTCTGCTTCAAGTAAATCAAGCTTCTTACTGAAAACTGTTCAGTTTAAAGCATTTTACAATGCAACTTATTTCACTATTTCTGATGAGACACTTGATGATTTAGATGAAGTAATGGACGAAATTGCAATGGTAGCACCTGATAAAATCTTGGATAGCATCGATGGCAAAATTCTTGGAACTACCGGTGATGGATCGACTGACATTAAAGGATTATTCGCAACTGGGAATCATACTGATTTTGCAACAGCAACTTATACTGACACAGTAGAGGGTGCGAATATTATTGACCTGATTTCAAAATCAAAATTACAATGTGAAGGCAATAAATATCGCCCAAATGTTGTATTAATGAGTCCAACAGATATTGAGGCAATGGGTGCATTGAAAGACCTTGATGAAAATTCCGTATCTGATCGTAGGGTTAGATGGGATAGTACCGGACTTCCAGCATTCGTAATGGGACTAAGAATAATTGCTTCTACTGCTATAACAGCAGATACTTTAGCTGTTATCGATCAAAAGCAATTGATAATCGGACTCCGTAAGGATATGAGTTTGCAAATTGGTTTGAATGGAACCGATTTAACCGAAGGACAAAGAACAGTTGTTATTAAAGTTCGTAATGCTTTTGGTATTAGGGATATTGCAGGTATCATTTATTCTGATGGTATTGCTGCTGATGTTGCCGCAATTGATTCTGGAGTATAAATCTTAAAATTAAGTATAATGAAAAAGTTATTATTTATTTTGGCATTGATAGTTAGTGTGTTTGTAGCAAATGCACAGACTTTGACAACTCCTACTGCAGGCGATTTTGACTCATATATCAGTCAGGCATCTTATTATTATGTGACAGACAGCCTTAATGATACAGACACTACTCTGTACACGTTTCGAGTAAAAGGACCTACAGTGCAGAATTTTACTGTTAAATTATATCTTGATTGGGTTTCAGGGACAGCAGGAGGTGTTCTTACTGTATTAAGATCAATTGATGGTGTCAATTATCAGGCATATTCGGATACTACAATAACAGCAAGTGCAGTAACGGCAGATATAATGGATACAGAAACTATAGACTTAGACGATTATGGATATCCATATCTAAGGCTACAGTATATTCAGTCTGGAACTGCTATTACGAGACCCAATATTTACATTTACAATAAAGGCAATTAATCATGGTAAACGTAAAAGGAACGCGTAAAATTAGAGCTGTAGTTTCATTGATTTGCGCCAAATTGCAGATCGATGACAAAGAGCTTGATGCCTTTATTGGAAAAGGTACTGTAAAGCCTATTAAGGCAGGTAAAAAATAAGAAATGGCAAACCTGATTGATGATACATATTTCGTTCGTGACATTAATGTGCCAGTAGGCTCTACTGAAGAGTTGAAAGCACCGTTAAATGCCGCAATAGTAAGGTATGAACCTGAATATCTTAAAAAACTACTTGGATACACTTTATGGAAAGGTGTTCAAGTAGAAATAGATGCAGCAGAGTACACGCTTTATAGTGATTTAGTAAACGGTGCAGAATTCTCATTCGATTTTTATGGTAAGACCATAACTACTAAATGGGAAGGATTAGTGAACGCTGAAAAGATTTCACCGATAGCACATTATACTTACTATAAGAACAGAGAAAATGTTGAGAGTTTCAATACAGGTTTAGGACAAAGAAGAGGAAAGGGTGAAAATTCAGTTGCGGCTTCGGCAATAGTTCCGATGGTTAAAGTATGGAGTGATTTGGTAAGAGAAATGCACGGAGAACAGGATAGGTGTTTTAAGCCTAAGGAGTATCGTGATTTCTTTCTGAACAATACTAATTATTATCATTTTGACGCCGAGCCAAGTGTATTTAATTTTCTATTGGCGAACTTGACTGAATATCCGGATTGGGTTTTCACCCCTTTATGGTTTAATAACGCATTTGGAATATGACAATTGATAGCAGATATTTCGTAGATGTTTTTGGGAGCGTTGTAGATGACGTTCAGGCTCTTTATGATCCTACTAATGAGGAAAAGCCTTATTATATGTATGGTCATATTCTGGACGTTCTAAAACGACTTACAATTAAAGATACTGATGATACTGAAAAGTTGAAAAAATATCCTTTGATTGTTTTAATCCAGGACTTCGAGGAAGTTAAATCTGAGTGGGGAAAATACGAGTATATTCTCCCCGAAATTAAAGTTGTTATTGTTACTGATACTTCACAGAATTATACAAGTGATAAGCGTTACACAAAATCATTCAAGCCTATTCTTTATCCGATATGGAATAATTTGCTGACGAGCATGGCAAAAAGTAATTACATAGATGTTGTTTCTCCTGACCATATAGAATACTCTAAATTTGACAGAGTATTTTGGGGAAAGGAAGCAGTATTTGGAGTAGATGGTTCGCCGTTTAACGATTACTTAGATGCCATAGAAATACGATTTAAGAATTTACAAATTATAAAACACAAAAATTGTTAAGAGATGACATGTGTAAATAATACAGGAAACGTAGGAAGTTTGTATTGCGCCAATGGGTCAATTTTCGGTAAACCATCCGGAATAATTTTAGCCCAAAGTTCGTTCTCACAAGTTGCTGCTAATTTCCTTTTGCAAGAACAATGGGTTGATGCGGTTCAGGCTGAAAATGTTTTCCCAATTATCGAAATGAAGAATTTCGAAGAGGACAGTACTGACGTAACATACCATGAGTATGCCAATGAGGACAGAAAGTTGACCTCGCAAGGCAAATACCGCGTAACAGCGTGGTTCGACCTGACAGAGTGCCAAAAGAAGCAACTGAATCAATTTAGAGGGTTCTCAGGATTGATTTACTTCATTTACGGCAATGTGGTACGTGGGCGTTCTATTGATGCAGGGGTTACTATCGTAGGAATGCGAGTGAATGACCTCAATGTAAGAAAGTCAACTTTCCCATTAATGGACGGAACACCTGAAATGGTTGCAGTTGATATTTCGTTGAAAGATGAAGCTGATGCAAACATTTATGACTATTCAAGGCTACTGGATTGGGATGTTGGATCATTAGATTCGCTTACTGACGTTAATTTAGCACAAGTAGGTGCTGCATCTGCTACTGAGGTAGTAGTTAGCGTTACAGGAGACTGTTACGGTGCTACTTATCCAATATCGGGATTAGTTATTGCTGACTTTGCGATTACAGGAACAGGAACATTAAGTTCACTTACTGAGGTAACTCCAGGTAATTATACAATAGTTACATCTGGATTGATTACTTCGGACTCAATTGACCTCGTTGCGCCAAGTGCGTTAGACGGTGACTTATTGATTAAGTCTGCGGGACCGGTCATAGTTACGGTGACATAAACCTTAAAAATTAACGAGGGTGCTAGGCACCCTCTTTTTTTAAACTATCATGGCGACACTTGTTGAAGTTCAAAATAATTTACTCACTGTAGATATCTGGGGAATAATCAAAGGTATCCTTATTGAATTGTCGGGTAATATTATTGAGATGAACAAGCGTCAATTAATAGAAGGTAAAATGGCTGATGGCAGTGGAACACCTCAGCATACTGGTAGTCCACGCTCAGAGGCTTATGTACTTGGGAAGATTGCAGATGGAATATATGATTCATCAATTTTCCCACACTATAATTATTTTAACGAAGGTGATTTCTTCTTAGGTTTTGTTGCTAAGATGCAAACTGACTTCATGGAGATAACATCTACTGACGACAAAGGGGGCGAACTTGTTACTGAATTTGGTGGAGCAAGTGTTTTTGGGCTTACCGATGAAAATTTAGATTTCCTGATAAAAATGATAATACCAACATTGAATCAGAGAATAAGAGAGAAACTAAAAATTTAAGTTATGGCTTGTAATTGTAATGCCGCACAGAAAAAAGACCTGAATTACATTAGAATTATGGCAGGTCATTTCTCAAAAATAGTAGAAAAGAATGTTCAAATTTATCACTACACACTTCGAGGTATTGGAAAAGTTTACGACTTTGAGGAAGAACAGGAAGGACGACCTCAGATTGTCGAAATTATTAAGTTTCGAGCAAATAAAAGCAAAAACGTTCTACGAAATACTAGGGTCGGGGAATCTGGTGCCACTTCAAAAGAAGTTGTCAAAACTGAGCCTGTTGTTAAAAAGAAACGCAGGAGAAAGTCTACTGAATAAAAGGTGGTACGACATTCTTGAAATGTATTATCAAAAGACAGATCCATCGAGGTTACCTATTATAATACAAGACATGGTTCGCTCTGCTGAAATGCAGAATGAGATGACAGGGATTGAAGCTGCCGAGACTATGGTTGATTATTTAGGGATGAAGAAGGAGGGATTGGAGACATTAAAGGTGTTTGGCATAACCGGAAATATCAAGCAGAGAATAAGTCAGCGAAGAACAAAGTTTATGATGTACGCAGCAAAGCAAGCTGCAAAGGCTCAGAAAACAACTAATTCAGACTATTACGATTTACTAGGAGAAGCATCAAGTCAAACTGGAAGAAACTTAAACGATGAAATGTTATTGGTTGAATGGATTGGAATACTCAATCAGCTAAAAAGGAAGAACGCAGCTCAACAGAAAATAAATAAAAAGTAATGGCATCAGGAAGAATAGAAAAGAATGATATTATCACCCAAGCGGCAATAAATACTGTTGCTGAATTGGCGGCTGAAATTGCTAAAGTTGCCAAAGAGACTGAGGAATTAAAAACTATTCTAAAGGATGCTAAATCATTAGGTGCGGTTGCCGATGCTACTAAGAAAACTACTAAGAACACAGAAAAACTAACTACTGCTACTAAGGAATTCCAATCAATAATAGGATTAGGCAAGCAAAAACTAAAGGCAGAAACAGACCAAAGAGTGACGGCGGCAAAAAAAGTTGCTGATGCCGACAAAAAGGCTACTGATGCTAAAAAGAAAAATACAAAAGAATGGATTGCCGCCGCGAAACGTGTATCAGTATTTGAAAAGAAAGCAGCAAGAGAAAAATTAGCATCAGACAAAAAGATAGCAACAGGCATTAAACTTAAAATAGCAATACAAAAAATAGACAAGGGATCGATAGATAGGCTAAGGGCAGCTAATAAAATATTAGCAAACAGGATGAAGGAGTTAAATGTATTGATTCCTATACAAAGGAAGCAATATGACCGTCTTGCTGATTCGATGCAAAGAAACAGCAACAAGATAAGGGAGATGAATATTGCCACCAAAAAGCAATCATCTAGGTTTGGTGCAATGATGAAATCAGTGGCTAGGGCTGCGTTAATGTATATCGGGATAACTAAGGTTATAAGTTTTTTCACAACAACACTTTTTAACTTAACAAAGAAATTAAGTGCATTGGAGTTTGCGATGAAAACAGTGATAAGGGATTCCAATGAATTATTAGTTACTCAGCGTTTTCTATCACAAACAGCAGCAAACTATGGGCAAGACATTGTTGCTCTTACTGAAAGATATATAAAGTTTCGAGCAGCAGCACAGCAATCTAATCTTACATCAGTAGAGACAATGGATATTTTTGATTCAATGGCTAAAGCTGCGGGTGTATTAGGATTAAAAACAGACGAGGTAAATGGTGTTTTCCTTGCGCTTGAACAAATGATCTCAAAGGGAAAAGTCACAACTGAAGAATTACGTAGACAATTAGGTGAAAGACTTCCAGGAGCAATGGGTATTATGGCCGACTCGATTGGTGTCACTATATCTGAATTAGACAAGATGCTAAAGGCAGGAACGGTATTGTCAGCAGAAGTATTACCAAACTTTGCAAAAGCAGTTGAAATAGCCTATGGAATTGAGACGATAACAAAAATAGAAAATCTTATTGCCGTGCAGGGTAGATTAACTACATCATGGAAAGAGTTTGTTGACGAATTAAGTGCTGACAGTACGTATATATCAGCAATAAAAAATTGGTCAAATATGTTTAACCGATTTAGAATTGTATGGGACGATAATTCAAGGTTGCTTGAAAAATATCAACTAATGACAACAAAGACAGGGAAGGCGGTTAATTCTTTTGTTGAAGAGGCTGATAAAATGAAATTTTCTCAGTTGGATAATGCCGATACCGCCGATGCGTTTATAAAAAAATTAGATGAAGAGGGGTTAACATTAGAACACGCAACAAAGGTATGGAATGAATACTTTGAAGTAAGGGAGGCTACGTCAAAATTAGACATAAATAAATTTGAGCTTCCAAAGGCTTTTGATTTTGGAGATGCAAAGTCAGTCTTAGATACAGCAGAAGAGGATCTTGATTCTTTTGGCAAATTAGCGAAGGGTTCATTACGAGATGCTTTTGTTTTAGACTCAAATGTTCTTACAATGGGGTTTGAGTCCTATAAAAAATATCTACAAAGTCTAGTAGGTGCGGCAAGGGATGAAACGTCAAAAGCAAAAGAATCACTTGATTTATTTGGTGCGGCAAAAATGACATTATCGGAGCTAGATGATAAACTTGCTAATACAACGGACGAGAATGAAAAAAAGAGATTAAGGGATTTATTTAAAAACGAAAACAATAAAAATAGAATATTATTCCAAAATGCAGAAAATAGGTTGGCGTTTGAAATTGAAATAAACAATAGGCTTGCAGACTTAAATAAAGGTAAAAAATCAAAAGGTGGCAAAGATGAAACGCTTACCTTATTGAAGTCAAGGCAAGCTCTCGAATTAGAACAGCTTAAATTATTTCTAAAAGAAAAGCTACTTGCATTTGAAGGCTCGGATGATGAATTAAAGCAACAGCAGTTTGATGCAGGAAGGGAAATTATCGTTCAAAGATTAGAAGATTTAGAAGAGCAGAGAACCGCTGTCGGGGCAATGACTAAAAAAGAATTAGCCGATGCATCACTTTCTGACGTAGAAAGAGCTAATATTAAAACAAAAACGAGCAATACCCTATTGGATATTGAAAAGGAATATACTATACTAGAAAGGGAAATAATCGAAAATGCTATTGCATGGAAAAAGAATGCGTGGAAGGATGAGAGTAAGGATGCCGAAGCTATTCGGAATGAAAGATTAGACGCAATATTCACCAATGCAAATAAACTAAAGGCGAAGGCAGCAGAGGATGCTAATAACGATTTCTTAGACACTAAGAGGAGAGGAAAGGATAAGATTAGGACTATGTGGGGATTAGCTGTCGCTCAGTTATCAATAGAGCATGCAACTGCTATTGAAATACAAAAATTATACGAGGAGAATACTGCGGCTTGGCTAGAGCAGGAAGATATAAAAGATAATTTAAGGAGGGTATTAGCAGAAAAAGCAATTTCATTCGAGAAGAAATTAAGTGATGAAAAAATAAATGAACTTAAAAGGGTTCTTGATTTTGCAAATGAATCAGTAAATGCCGCATTTAATATCCAGCAGCAATTCTCAGACAACCAATTAGAACGTGCCAGAAACAGATTCGAAAGAGAAACACAATTAGCCGGAGATTCAGAAGCAGCTAAATTGGTAGCCAAACGTAAATTTGAAAAAGAAGAAAGAGTAATTGCAAAACGTCAAGCCAAAGCAGCAAAAGCACAGGCAGCTTTCAATATTGGATTAAGTACAGCACAGGCGATAATAGGTATTTGGGCTCAGGTGCCTAAATTTGACTTTGGTATTTCAGCAGGAATATTAACCGGAGTAGTTGGGGCTATTGGAGCAGCACAATTAGCAGCAGTATTAGCGAAGCCACTTCCATTCTTCGCTGAAGGTGTTAAGAACTTTGAGGGTGGCCCTGCAATAGTAGGAGATAAAAAAGGAAACCCAACAAAAGCAGGTGGTTCAGAATTAGGAATATTACCAGGAGGTCAAATGTTTATGACTCCAAGTACTCCTACTGTAATGAATTTACCTGCCAGAACAGATATTATTCCGAATGACATGGTTGCAAGTACATTGGCAAATGAAGCCATGACAAGCACTTACAACATGATTGATATGTCATCTACGAACAGCCATTTAAAGAGGATAGACAAGAATACGAGCGAATCAACAACATACGAAGGAAATTATAAAATAGTGCGGAGAAAAGGCTTCGTTGGACGTTACAGGATATGATATATAGCTATAACACATTAGGATTTTACGAAACTAAAGGAAATCGTCAATATGACAATACCGGAAATATTCGAGTATTGCATCATTTTGAAACGAATAAGATTCCGGCATTTCAAGTAATTGTATTGGGAACTATCATTTCTGCCAGTTATAAGTTATTTGATATTGATGACGTACAAATAGCAACCGGTTCCGTGGCTGTTGAGAATGCAGTCAGAGAAGATTCAACTGTTTATAGCAGATTGATATTTCTTGGCACCACTTTAGCGAGTAAGGATGATGGTTTCTATTATATGGAGATTACCTATACTAATAGTGGTTCTTATTCTGGATATTCAGCTTTAGGTCAAACTTCAAGAGATTGGATAGGCATGACTTCTGCTCCAAATGGAAATGTATATGCTACTGTAGATGGTGGCGACATTTACATGCAGACTGGCGGTACAGGTAATTTTATAGCATTATCCCAGACTTCAAGAGATTGGAGGCAAATAGCAGCAGCCCCGAATGGTAATATTTATGCCGTTGTGTCGAGTGGAGATATTTACATGCAGACCGGAGGTACTGGAAACTTCATAGCACTATCTCAGTCTACAAGAAACTGGTACGGAATAACCGTAGCCGCCAATGGGAATGCTTATGCTAGTGTCAATACCGGAGATATTTATATGCAAACTGGCGGTACAGGGGCTTTCGTTGCACTATCTCAAACTACAAGGTTATGGAGAGGGATGACAGTCGCTAATGGTAATGTATATGCGTGTACGACTCTTGGTGATATTTATATGCAGACTGGTGGTGCCGATGATTTTGAGGCACTACTTCAAACTACAAGATTGTGGCATGGCATGGCAGCAGCGTCAAACGGAGATGTTTATGCTATTGTTCTTGGCGGTGAAACATACGTTCAGAGGAATGGTACAGGGCAATTTGTTTCAATCGATGATCAAACAGAATTATGGAGAGATATAACTGTAGATGCAGATGATAGTATTTATTCATGTGTTTATGGAGAAGATATTTACGAACAAACATTATCCGCAGGAGGTGATAATTTAGCATACACCGATGTATTTTGTTGGCAAACTGATGTTTCAGAATACCTTAAAATTGAAGCCACCACTTCAAATATGGTTATCGGTGGATTCGAGATGAACATGACAGGCTTCACTTATTTGGTTTATTTGGAGGTTAAGGAAAATGGGTTTACTGAGGAATATCCCATAGAAGAAGAAGGCAAGTCTAAAACTTTCGGTGATGTAGGTTATTTCACTTCACGAAATCATGAGCAACAGTTTGAAATTACCGGATATCGGAAAACGTTAGGATTCTTAGCTGGACTCAGAACAGTACACACAAACGGTACAGTGACCTTAACTTACAAGAATGATATCAGCGAAATATACGACATTGAATCGCCGGATGCGGCACAGAGTTACACTTATAGCGACATCCTTATTATAAATTGGAAGTTTAAATTGGTTGATTATTTACAAACTACCAATAAAGTATAGATTTTATCTATAACTTTGTGAAAATTGATAAATGAGGTTTAATACCAGATATAAAGTTTTCTTAGATTGGTCTATTCCGAAAGATACGGCATGGAATGATGATACTAATGCCAATTGGGTAGAAGTGTTTCCTGATATTGAACCATTTAAAAAAGCTCCATTTAATAAAGAGATGTTTTCTCGATATAAGTGGGGCCAAGTTACTTTTAAAAACAATCCAAATCTTTATGGGTATGCAGCCGAAACTTACAATATTATTGCAAATGCCGCTATCGACCAAGAAATAAGAATCAAAGTTACACTTCCAGAAAGTCTTGTTGATCCTGATTCCTCAAATGTAATCAGAGGTTATTTCGGAACAAATGATTGTGAATTTGATGAGGACAAAGGAATAATTGTAGCTACCCCGACCATATTAGACCAATATACTGACCTTGTTGAGAATTGGGAGACTGAAGTGGTAATATTTGGGGAAACAAATACAACTAAATCATCATGGGTACTAAACAATGATTTTCCTACAGAAGATATAGGCTATCCTCACAGTTGGCCTTTGATGTTGACACAATCAACTATTCCAGAGGCAATGTCTGTATTCAATATGATTGCATTAAACGTGGATGGAGCGATACTGAGATATGCAATAAAAAAGTATAGTATATCTATGAATCTATTTATAGATGCAGATATTGGAGGCGATGGATTGTTGCCAAATATAGTTGATTTAAGGGTAGATATTTATGATGAATACGACCAATTATATCAGTCAGTACCCATAGAAAATTTAGTAGTGTCACCGGAAGGAGGCACTGTATCCAAGTCTTACGATATAGATTTTGATGTATTACAAGGGCATTATGTTAGAGTAATTGCAGCCCCTATATCTATATCGAACATAACGTATAATGACATAAAAGTAAACGCTATCGTTGTAACGTTTGTGCAAGAAACCACTGATGTAACCGTAGATATTCAAGAATCAAGCCTAAAGACATATAAAATATGGACAGAGATTGCGATGGGAGGAACAGATCGTATTGACAGAGATGATTACGACTCTACGATACCTACATTAGCGGCTTATTTTAATGCAAACGGATCACCAAAAGATACATTGCTGAACGCAAATTTATTTGCCCCATCAAGTACGCTTGCCAATATCGATTCAAGCATAGTAGTAGAACTTGGGATAGAAGTACTTCCGATAAGCGGGCTTTACATGGGGGAAGAAAACGACATAGGTAAGGTTTTGGAGCCTTATGGCTTTGAGCTTTCATCAGTCGAAGTATATTCTCATTTTTATACTTCAGGATGGTTTAATACATTGGAGAGAGCGAGAACTTACGCCCTTTGTAGTTATTCCAGATTCGAACAATATCTACCACAAGGAGATATACCGTCAGGGTGGACAGACACAGGTTATGATAATGATAATGGCGAAAGGCTTTGGATTAAAAAACCTTTTGATGGAACGATAGATGAGTGGAGTCTTGGCGATATAGATAACGAAGGCGGTACGAACGCGAGCATAGAGTGGAATTCAAGATTAAGGTCAACAAAGACATACCCATCTTCAGGAGATTCGGTAATATTAAGAACAAGGGATTTTAAAGAAATAGCGAAAACGGTATTTAACGGTACATTTTTATCATTGGTAAACGATGAAATAAATTCAGTATTCTTTTGGAATGATGATGATTCTGCCATTCCTCCGGTTGCATCAAATGTAAATTACGCATATCCTGAAGGAACAGAAAATTGGTTAAATAAAATTGCAGTCGCTCATACTTATCAATTGATGGATATAAATCCTGAGTCTGAAGATTCAATTCTAAAAATTAGCTTCAAGGATTTCATGGCTGATTTAAAAGCCTTATTTAACGATCAGATATTTTGGTGGATAAGCACGGATGGAGTTTTACATATTGAGCACTTGAAATACATCGATGCAGCGAAATTGATTTTAGATTTAACGAAAGAAGCAATCCCGAATACCATATACCTAAATAATAAAGAATTACTAAGCGAGAGTTCGGCATGGAAGTATGACAAGTCAGAAATGTTCTCCCTAGTTAATTTCCAGATAGCTAATTCAGGCAATAAAGATTTTAACGACAATAATATCACTTACGACAAGATAGTATCTAATAAACGAAATGAGGATATCAGAGACACATTGGCAACCAAGAAAATAACAACGGATGTAAGATACTGCATTGAAAACCCTTCTGATTTAGAAAATGGAATGATTCTTTTAAATCACGATTCAAATTTCAATACAGTAGTTGCGAATGTGCCTATTTCAAATACCGCATTTGAGAATGGAAATATCGCTTTAAGTAATATTTTAAACAGGTATAAATACGAAGGAATTTTTCTTAACGGTAAGATAAATGATATCCCGGTTGCGTTTGATGTAACCACAAGAACAAGAGTTGGCAAAGAAATTACCATAAAAGGAATTTACGATTACGAATATTTTAAAAGCAAACTAGGAGTTGGCAGAATTGAATCACTAACACACGACTTGGACAAGGAAGAAACATCCATGCCTTTGCGTTATAGATTTGGTTCAGGCACAGTATCAGACACATTTACCTTAATGGTAAGCGAGGTTGGAGATTTTGTTGGAGCAGAAGATGTAGAATTTGATTTCGGAACAATATGACACTAATAATATGGCACAGAAAAGAATAAGAGCATTAACCACTTACGTATCGGGAGCAGTAGCACTTAGTTCGCTGTATATTCCGGTAGATAGTGTTAATTTCGGTAGTGAGCCGTTTAAGGTTGCTCTAGAAGATTTGATCGAAGATGATCATCCCGAAAAAGGAAGGCTATCAGGACTAGGTTCACGTAGTGTTTCCGTTACATTTGACGCTGCATACGCATCTGTACCGATAGGACAAGAACCTCAAGTATACAGGGTGGCTCAAATGCCAAGCGGAACATGGAGAAGAGAAGAAGTATCGTGGGGGTTTGACGATGCAAGTCAGCCTACGATAAGTGGATTCGCCTTGACCATAAATGCGAGCGAGTCATTAACAGGAGTTATTGTTGAATGGGACTATAAATAATTAAAGATATGAAAAAGATATTATTGATATTTGGATTAGTGATTATTTCCTTAATTGGAAATTCTCAGTTAGTAAAAGAAACAGTAAAAGTTACAGAATATATAATCATACAAGGAGATACTATTCGACTTGATTCTCCTATTGACGGAGAAGTACTGAAAAGGATTGGTGGTGTTTGGACAAATGGAACAGGTGGTGCCGGATCAGCAGCAGTAGATTCTTTATTATGGAATTCTACAACCGGAGATTTAGGATGGTACATTAGTGGGAGTATAGCAGGAACGGAATCTTTAGACGGTAGATATATTGAAATTGTAGGCGGTGATTATTATACACAATCAGAGGTGGATGATATAGTTGCTAACGCAGAGAAAAATGTTTACCATATTACCCTCCCTGTTGCTCCAGGGCTTTCTCAAAGTGTATCAGCAGCAGTTGAAAGCTCAGAAGGTACAGATGATGGTAATTATCCGTTTGGATGGACACTGAATGCATCTGGAAATGATCTTCAGATATTTCATGGATTGGGCAGATATAGCTATACTGTAAATGTTTTTAGTGACGAATCAGCAGGAATGTGGAGGCAGTACAGAAACTTTCAGGAGGGGTATAGCGGAATTCTTCTTGTAGATGAGGACAATATGAACGTTGAGCAGGTGATTACGGATTATCATGACGTTGAAATAAAAATAGTAATAGCATTCGAATGAAAAAGTTAATAGTAATATTATTCTTATTGCCTTTGTTTTGTTCTTCTCAGGATGTTGATTATAGTCAATACCTAACTGATATTGCGTGGAGTTCAGAACTTAAAAATGTTATATTAGTAGGCACAGACACATTCTCCGTAGAAGTAAAACCATTGGATACCAGAGAGCCGGGGGCAAGACCTTTACTCTATGGTAATTACCTAATGGACAACAGAGGTTTCCGGTATGAAATAATCGATACAACAAGCGAACCTACATTAATTGTGATTGATATTTTACCAGAAATACAAGGATACGCACCAGCGAATAATAAAATAGGATTTGTTTACCAATCAGCAGGACATGGAGAGAGTAATTCTATTGCCACTCTTGCATATAAAAAGTTACAAGAATCAGCTTTTGAGTATGGGTATTCTTTGGATATGAATATTATTCATGCTCATGGTATAGAATATGATTCACCATTTAAACGACTCGTATTAGGTACAACTTACATTCCTGATGGGTCAGAAGTAAAAGGTACTGTTTATTGGGATGAGGCAAATAGGACATACTCTATCGACTTAGGCAACGGCGTAGCCTTACAAGTCGGTCAAGAAACCCAAATTCCAGTACATAACAACACAGGATCAGATATAATAAACGGTCGTGTATTGTTCGGTCAAGCTGTTTTTAATGATAGGATTACTGTAGGATTAGCTACCAATACAGAAAGATACACAGCTTTATTAATAGCAACTGAGGATATTTTAAACGACACAGACGGTTTAGCGGTCGAGTTAATCGGTAGGGTGAATGATGTGAATACAGGGAGTTTATCACTCGGTCCTATTTACGTAGATACGTTGGGATTAATAACCAACACACAGCCAGTATTCCCAGCCTACACTTATTCAATAGGTGCGGTTGTTAAAGTGGGTGTAACTGATGGGATTATCCAATTCAGATCAGACGGAGTTAATTTTTTCAATTCTATTCGAGATTCGTATGACGGTTCAATTCGCGAGACATTTGACTTTAGAACATTTGTTGAAAATGATACTATCAGGGGAGTTATATCCAATTCAAGAGGTGATTCAACAGTAACTCTTGTTTTTTCGTCTGGTTGGTATGATTTTGCAGTACCAGACACAATTAATTTAGTAGCTGGAACTGCTGGACTAACTGGGGTATTACAGGATAATTTCGTTTATATTGATGAAGATACAAGAACTTTAATAAACAGCACAAGCGCATTTCCTGAAAATGAATTTGCAAGAGTAGCTGAAATTAATTTATCTGATACAACGAATACTCGCATAGTAGGGGCTTATGGGAATCAAAATATTAATAATCATTTCAAAACAGATGATGATAACGGTCATTTGATTCATGCTTTTGATTGGATAAGGGCGCAAAATGCTGGATGGGCTAGAACAGGATTAGCAGCAACATTGACTGTTGGGGCATCATCATTGCAATGGGCTACCACAGGAGGTAAAATGAGGCAATTCCATAAGCAAACGATTCCAGCACTTGATATGTCGCTTGGTGATTATATGCTTGTTAAAAACGATCCAGACTATCCATTTATACCTGTTCTAGATGTAGGTTATTTAACCAAATATTCAGACGGCTCTACATGGAATAATCAATGGGCTCCTTTTGTACTTTGGTTAATTGGGAATAAAACAGGTGAAACTTCATTCTTAGTGTTAAATATACCAAGAGATGGGTATCAGACAGAGCAGGGAGCGATAGACGATGACAATGGATATGCTGATTTTAGTATCCCCGACAATTTCACGAGTAAAGGAATACTATTAGGAATTTTCAGAATAAGACGTAGTGGTACAAATTACACATTTAATCTAAGTACAGGATATCAAGATTTAAGGGGAACAGTACCTAATAATGTAGCTGGCATAGGTGGTGGTTCAAGTGGATTTACCGACTACACTCAATTGAATCAAACACCAGCGGCATTAGAAGCATTAGCATTTCAGAGAGTAGACGCAACAGGCGTAACTTTGGAAAATGTATTAGCTGAAAATATTTTATTAACTGAATTCGATTCAACGAACTTCACTTTAAAGATACCCCAAGTAGTAGGGCTTGTAGATAGCCTAAATATAATAAGAGACACTACGGACGCTTTAAGAGTTGACATAGATCAGAATGCAAGTGATATATCATCTCAGACTTGGCAAGATGTAATTGATAATGGAACAGCAACGGTAGATAGTTCTATTACAGTAGAGAATGCATTCCCGTCTTTAAAATTTAAAACAACCAGTCTATCTAATTCAGGAGAATTATCATTCGTTAATCCATCGGGTACAACGAGGGCATTTATTAAGTATGATTTTGCAACTGATTTATTAAGTATGCGAGTTGGTGGATTAAATGATGCAATGATATTAAATTCGTCAGGAGATATCACTGCATTAGGAGCAGCTACAACAGGAGATGATATCACTATTCAATCAAGTGGCACAGGTAAGTTATTAAGATTTACAGGGTTTGGATCAGGGCAAAAGATAGGGGTGGAGTTTGGGGCTGTAGGCACTGGCGTATTCTCAGCTTTTGGTTCACCGATGGAGTTTAACGCTTTTCACGGACATGAATTATACAACAATGCAGGATTAATAGCTAGGATTGGCGATGCCTTTAATAGTTTAAATTCTACATTTGGAGGTGCAGTTACCGCAGCAAGTCTAAACGCCACCAACGGCGCAACAGTTGGAGATGCACCAGTGCTAGATGATGATGTTGTAAGGCTAATTGAGCTAACTGGAGCAACTGAAGATGTTGATTTTAATTCTATTTCAGTAGGCGGAGTTGATATTTCAGACAATAATATCAAAAACGCAAGGGTAACCAACTCAAGCCCAACATTATCAGCAACGGACTACACAGTTATTTTAAGCACGACAGGGCCGACAAAGATATTATTCCCAGCAAGTTTTGTTCAGGGTTCTATTTACGTATTCTCGAACAGGACAGGGTCTGCGGTTACATTTAGAAATAATGCTGATTCAGCTAATATATCAATAAATACAGCTTCGGCAGCAACCACTTCAATCGCAGCAGGAACTTACATGATGATTCAGTATATAAATGGACTTTGGTATCAAATAGGATCTTAAATTAATTAAATATGAAAGCAATATTAACAAGTTTATTAGTGATTATTTCACTAGCAAGTTTCGGACAAATCGAAACAAAGTATAGATTAGATATAAGCGATGGAGATTCAACCCTTCAAAAATACACGTATGAAAACCATGTTAAAAGAACTGGGGATGTAGTTGTATTTTACCAAAAAGAGGTATTCGACTTAGATACTGTACTTCTAAAAAGTAAGAAAATTAGAGTAGGATTATCACTGAATGATTCAATTCAAAGTCAACCTATTGAAGACATTCTAAATTTACTCTATAATGTGCAGGATTCTGCTAGGCTCAAAAGAATAATGATTCAAGCGATCAGAAAAGAAAGAAGAGGAAAATAATATAAATAATATTAAATTACAAAATCATGAAAATTACAAAAGACAAAAAATTACATTTCGTATTAGGTTTTTTAATCGCATTAGTTGGCTGTTTTATAGCTTACTTTTTATTGGGAATGAAGGAAAATCCGATCTACTTCGGGGCTGGACTTGCTATATTCGCAGGATTGACAAAAGAAGTAATCTGGGATAAGA